TAAAGTAGATAATAAATTTGGAATATTAGAAACTTCTTTGGAATTTGTAAATTTAGATTATAAAGATAAAAAGCTTACATCTCCCAAAAAAAGAACTACATCTCTCAAAAAAAGAACTACATCTCCCAAAAAAAGAACCAGTGCCACAAAAAAGACAAAAAAAACACTTGACAAATCTCAAAAAGATGTTATAATAGAAGTACAAGAAAAAACTTTACCATTAAAAGAGGATTAATTGTCCCACATATCGTTTTCAGAATTAAAGAACTGGAATTTCTGCCCCTTTTATCATAAATTGACTTACATCGATAAACTCAAGGGTTTCCGAGGAAATGAATATACTGCTTTTGGAACAGCCATTCATGATGTTGCAGAGAGAAAGTTGCTCCACGAATCGTTCGAGGCAGCAGAATATTTTGTTAAAAGATTTGAACAATGTCTTACAGAGCTTGACGACGACATTAAATTCAGGGAAGATCCTGAAAAAATGGCTGTTCAAGCAATGGGAATCTTGCCAGAGATCATGCCAGCAATGGAAGAATACTTCGCCGATGGTTACATGGTCATCTCAACAGAAGAGAAGCTGATGGTTCCAATCGATGACGAAGATTATAGTTTCAAGGGGTATATCGATGCAGTCGTAAAGACACCTGACGGTAAATATCATATTATTGATTGGAAATCCTGCTCTTGGGGTTGGGATATGCGCCGACGATCTGATCCAATGGTTACATATCAGTTGACTTTGTACAAGATCTTCTTTGCAAAACAGCACGGTATCGATTTGAAAGATATTGAAACACATTTCGCTCTATTAAAGAGAACAGCCAAGAAGGACAGAGTGGAAATTTTTAGAGTTACAAGCGGAAATAAGAAAATAGAAAATGCGACTAATCTTTTGAACAAGGCGCTTTTCAACATAAAAAAGAAAAATTACATAAAGGATAAGCGGTCGTGTGGTAAATGTGAATTTTGCAGATCTCCCGAGTGTCCATAATAGAGGTTTAAATGACAGAAAAGAAGAAGATTTTGGTGATATCAGATCACCCAATGGCCCCGTCAGGAGTGGGGACTCAAACAAAATATATTATTGAAACTCTACTAAAAACAGGAAAATATAAGTTTGTCTGTCTTGGTGGAGCAGTGAAACATCAAGATTATAAACCACAAAAAATTGAGGGATGGGAAGAAGATTGGATTATCTATCCGGTTAAGGGTTATGGAACACCAGAAATGGTTCGTTCGGCGATCTTTAATGAAAAACCAGATATGCTTTGGTTTATGACAGACCCTCGTTTTTATGGTTGGCTGTGGATGATTGAGAATGAAATAAGAACTCATATTCCTATGGTTTATTATCATGTTTGGGATAATTATCCATATCCTCACTATAACAAGAAATTTTATGAATCAACGGATGTTGTTGTTTCAATTTCAAAAGTAACTTATGACATTGTTAATACTGTGGCACCAGATGTAGAAAGTCACTATCTTCCACATGCTGTTGATACAAATATTTTTTGTTGTCTTTCCAACGAAGATATCGCAAACCACCGCAAACAGCATTTCGGCGAAGATGATAAAAAAGTAACATTCTTTTGGAATAATAGAAATGCCCGCCGCAAAATGAGCGGTTCATTGGTTCACTGGTTTAACGAATTCGCAGAAGAAGTGGGGCCAGAAAAAGTCCGCCTTATTATGCACACCGATCCAAAAGATCCAAATGGTCAAGATCTAGAGATCTTAATCAGCAATCTCCAGGCAGACGATGGGCGAATTCTTATTTCACAAAATAAAATCCCGCCAGAAGCTTTAGCTGTGATGTATAACATAGCAGATTGCACTATTAATATTTCGGATGCGGAAGGTTTTGGATTGGCGACTCTTGAATCTTTGGCCTGTGAAACTCCGATTATCGTCAATATGACGGGTGGATTGCAAGAGCAGGTGACAGATGGAAAAGAGTGGTTTGGAATAGGCATTGAGCCGGCTTCAAAGGCCATCATAGGCTCTCAACAGGTTCCATACATCTATGAGGATAGGATTTCTAAGGAAGACTTTATACAGGCTCTGAGAGATGTTTTTAATATGACACCGAACCAGAGAAAATTCCTCGGCCTTAAAGGAAAACAGCATGTTGTTACAAATTATAATTTTGAAAATTACCAAAAACAGTGGATTAAAATGATAGATTCGGTTATCGAGAAATACGGTTCTTGGGAATCGCGAAAACACTATAAGCCTTGGGCTTTCACGGAGATTACAAAATGAAACAGAAAATCGTAGTAAGGGGCCCAGTCCTTTCACAATCTGGATACGGAGAGCAAGCAAGATTCGCAATTAGAGCATTAAGATCAAGAGAAGATATTTTCGATATTTATATAATTCCTACAGTTTGGGGGCAAACCGGTTGGGTAAGCTCCGACAACGAAGAGCGTGTTTGGACAGATAAAAGAATCGCACAAACTCACGTTTTTGGCCAACAAGGCGGCCGCTTCGATATGTCATTACAAATAACTATTCCCAACGAATGGGAAAAAATCGCCCCAGTTAATATTGGGTATACAGCCGGTATTGAAACAACAAAGGTGGCACCAGTTTGGCTTCAGAAAGCCAACGAAATGGATAGAATCATCGTTGTTTCTAACCACTCCAAGAATGTCTTCGAGGCTACAAACTACCAAGGACAAAATAATCAGACAGGCGAAACTGTTCATTTATCCTGTCAAACACCGATTACAGCAGTCAATTACCCAGTTCGTCACTTTGAAAAAGAAAAGCTTGATCTTAAACTTGATTATAATTTCAATTACCTTGCAATTTCTCAATGGGGCCCAAGAAAGAACTTTGACAATCTCGTCAAATGGTTCCTTGAGGAAAATTTTGATCAAGAAGTCGGCCTTGTTCTGAAAACATCAGTCAAGAACAACAGCATCATCGACCGCGAGCATACTGGCTCGCGTTTGAAATCTCTTTTGCGCAGTTTCGGAGGGGAAAATTGTAAGTGCAAGGTCTATCTGATTCATGGAGATTTGACACCCGAAGAAATGAATGGCCTTTATCAGCACCCCAAAATTAAAGCACTCGTTTCCACAGCACACGGAGAAGGCTTCGGCCTCCCGCTGTTTGAAGCTGCCTATAACGGACTGCCTGTGATTGTCTCCGGATGGTCCGGCCACTGTGATTTCCTTTATATGCCAGATGCTCGAAGAAAATCGGGGAAAAAGAAACCAATGTTCGCATCTGTCGAATATGATCTTCAAAATGTACAAAAGCAGGCTGTATGGGATAATGTCATCCAAGCTGACTCTCAATGGGCTTTCCCGAGAGAAGCAAGTTTTAAGCGCCGCATGCGAGAAGTTCGAAGTCAATATCCACGATTTTTGAAAAATGCGAAGAAACTTCAAAAATATATTGTTAAGAACTTTACGGAAGAAAAGAAATATGGTGAGTTTATAAACTCTATAAATAAAGTTTTTTCTTCCGAAACAGAGTATACCATCTTATGAAATATATTTATATTAGCCAGTTTCATGACAACTGTGGATATGGCTCCGCAGCCAGAGGCAATCTGCGCTCTATGCAACATTATTTCCCTCCAGAGAAATTAAAGATACTTTCCCTTTCTTTGGAAACTGTCCATAGTCATATCACCGAATCCGATAAAGAGATGCTGGATAAATATGATCTTTCAAATAAAGAAGCTCTATATGATTTTATAGAAAAGGAAGAATATGTCATACTTTGGCATATGCCGCCGCCGATGTCCGAAAAAGTGATGAACATGAAAATTACACAAGAAACATTTCGTAAAGCTACGGATAATCTTAATATACTGGCATGGGAAGCCACAAAGCTTCCAGATCGATGGGTAGAAATATATAAAAAGAGAAAAACAAAAAATGTAATAGTACCCAGTGTGTGGAATCAAACTTTGTTTAAAGACCTCGATATAAAGGCACATTTAATACCCCACTCCCTGGAAGAACCAAGAGGTTTGTCTAAACCTATGGATCTACCGTTAGATTTCAAAAAGAATTTTGTGGTGTTCAGCATGTCTCAGTGGCAGCATAGGAAAGGTTATGACACCCTCATTCGCGCTTTCTGTATGGAATTCGGGGATGTTGACAATGCTTGTTTGTTAATAAAAACATATGGCATTATAATGAGTAACTATGCTATTTCCCAAGTCCAACAAGCGAGATCAATAGTTGATCAAGCCCGATTATTAAAAGAATCTATAGAGCTAGAAAACGGAAAGAAAGCGGTTTGTAAAGTTATTATAATACCAAAAGTTATTCCTGAAGAAGAAATAAATTGGTTATATGAACAATCACATGTCTTTGCTTTGGCTACAAGAGGGGAGGGTTTTGGTTTGACAATTGCAGAAGCAACCATGTCTGGGTTACCTGTAGTTGTCCCAGATGCGGGTGGACATCTTGATTATTTGAAGAACTATAAAAATAAATATTTTTTCAAGGGTTGTTGGTCACCATATCACTCCATACCGGGGTATAGTTGTAATATGAATTGGTACGAACCGGATATTATCTCTATAAGAAAGTCTTTGAGAAACGCGTACAATGATTGGACTGCGGGTCGTTTAAGCCGCGAAAGAAATAATCCTATTGGCTTTAGTGAAAAAGAAGTCGGCAAAAGATTTAAAGATGTTTTGGAAGGAGCATTCGAGAATGATTAACCAGATAAAAGAGAGAGTTGAAAATATAGATTATACGATTTCACATAATAAGAAAACTGCGATTATCGTTATCGCGTTCAATCGTCCCGACTATTTTTCGAAGGTTCTCGACTCCATTTCAAAGAATAAGGAAGCCGAAGAATTACCAGTATTCTTTTACCTAGATGGCGGCCCTTTCGCGACGATAAAAGAAAATATTGAAATAATCAAATCTTATGAAAATATAAAAAATAAGTTTCTTATCTGCCGCGATGGGAATGTCGGATGCTCTAAAAACATAATTGATGCTCGAAGATTCGTTTTTGATAAATTAGACTTTGAACTAGCATTTGTTTTCGAGGACGATTTGGTAATATCTGATAACTACATCCGTCTCCTTCTGAATACTTATGATGGTTTGTCTAAAAAATATGATAATATTGGAATGATACAAGGTTGGAATTTAGACTCTGAGGCCAATGAAGAAGAGCCAACGATGGAAAAGCTTTCATCTTTTGAGGCCGTAGGCGCGACACATTTGTGGGGATATTTAATGCCCCGAAAAGCGTGGGATGGTATTAAAGAAAATATGTATAAATATGAAGAGATATTTCACGATCCACTCCCAAAAAATGGAATGGGGAAACAAGCATTCGAAAGCGATCTACCAACGGTGCGCAAATTTATGAGGAGTTGTTGGGAGGATTTTGACTTCGACTCCGCACCTGAAAATATTTTAAAAGATCCCTTCATTAAATCAAAAAGAAAAAGAATTCATAGTCTAAATGTTGCAACCGGACAAGACGCTATGACTGAATCTAATCTGGCGTCGAAGGGCTTTGTTAGATTAATGTCATCTCAAAATCGAGCCAAATATATTGGACGAAGAGGCCTCCATGCGACCGAACAGACTTGGGCGAAATGGGGTTTTGATCAAATTACACTTCGAAACCACCCGGAAGATCGCGTAATAGAAGATTTTGATATTGTTGGGGGCCCTACATGGAAAAAATAATATGTCAAAAAGAGAGGAACAATATATGAAAGTATGGATGTCACAAAAAGAGATTAAAATGATAGAAAAATATCTAACTCCTGAAACTATTATGTTAGAATATGGCTCGGGAGGAAGTACTATACATTTTTCTAAATTTGTAAAAGAGTATTATAGTTTAGAACACAATAAAGAATGGTATAACAAGGTAAAAATTAAAATCTCCAACAACGATAAAATCACAACTTTCTTATCTGAAAATAAAAAGATGGCCGCCCCGCGAATCCATGCTGACTGTTGGGATAATTTAGAAAAAAGTACAAGTTACACTGCATATGAGGAATATGTAAAATATCCCTCTATTATCAATAAGAAGTATGATGCTGTCTTAGTGGACGGCCGAGCCCGTCCAGAATGTGCTAAATTTATCTATGATTTTTTAAATGAAGGTGCATATGTTTTTATACATGATTATTGGGGGCGAAAACCCTATCATGTAGTAGAAGAGAAATATAAAGTCGTGGACCATATCAAGCAAGGTCAAAGCTTAGTGGTATTGCAGAGAAAAGATAATGTTTAAGGTAGTTTCAACTTGTCTTTTTGGGAAAAGTCCGAGAGCTTATCATAGATATGCCAAGCATGCCCCACAAACAGCGAGATATCTTAAAGAACATTTACCTGAGTGGAAATTTAGAATGTACTATGATGATACTGCTCCGAAAGACATTATTAAAAGTTTGCAGGATATGGAAAATACTCAACTTATTGAAATGCCCCGGGGCAAAGGAAGAGAGGGGTGTTTCTGGAGATTTTTGGCCTTTGACGATTGCGAAATAGCAGTTTGTCGAGATTTAGATTTCAAGTTTCAAGAAAATGATCTTATTTCTATTAGAGAGTGGTTAGAAACAGATCATAAAGTTCATTTTATATGGGTATGCCACAATCGTCTCGATGCATGGCAAAGAAAAAATAGAAGATATTTTATGGCTGGATGCGTTTCTGCAAGAGAACTTCCCTTTAATACAAAAAAACTGATAGAGGCTTATCCGGGCGATAAATCAGTTTTTGGAGCCGATGAATATTTTTTGGGCGAACATTTTATACCCGAAGTATTAAAACATGAAAAAAAGATTTTAACACATGTGGAGCCTCAACCTAGATGTGTCCCAAAAGGAAAAACGCGAGAACATATTGAGGTATTTCCTGATATTGAAGAATATATTTATTTAAAAGAGAACTGGGTGGGTATTTGAACAATGTCTAAGAAACAAAGAAAAGAATATTTTGAAAATATTTATAAAAGAAAATCGTGGGGAGTATATGCGAATACTCATTCTGGGAGGGGATCAAGCCCGGAATTTGTTCGACATGATATTCTTTATATTAAAGAAGTAATTAAACGATATAATATCCGCTCAATTGTAGATATTTGTGGAGATTTCCGGTGGCAATTTGATTTTCTTAAAGACTACGGAGGGTCTTATTTAGGAATAGACATCTCAGAAACATGTCTTGCAAGGATAGATAAGACTCTATACAAAGAGAATATTAGCTTTAGACAAATGGATGCATGCATGGATCCTATTCCGCCTTGTGATTTATTTATTGCGCGCGATGTTTTATTTCATCTCTCAGCGAGTGAAATATCTTTGTTTTTTGAAAACATTCGAAAAAGTAAAATTCAATGGCTTCTTACAACCACATTTCTTTCTTCTGGGGCATCTCCCGCGATCGCTCATTCCTCAAAGGCGGCACGTTTAAATTTGCAAGCTGAACCATGGAATATTGTTTTTGAAGAAACATTTATCGGGAACCCACTTAAATCAGGATATGAACAAAAATCGCTTGGTCTAGTGCAAGTTAAAAATATATGAAATCTCGCGAGGAAGAAAAAGAAACGAAGGTGATCTTTACAAACGGCTGTTTTGACATTCTCCACCGTGGTCACATAGAGCTATTTCAATATGCGCGGACCTTGGGCGATAAACTTATCGTCGGTATCGATTCTGATACAAAAGTCCAGTGTGACAAGGGCCCCAATCGGCCGATTAATAATTTTGAGGAGCGCAAATTCATATTGGAATCAATCGAGTGGGTTGATGAGGTTCATGTATTCCATAATACTGTGGGTCTGGAATTACTAGTAAAGAACATTAATCCCGATATAATGGTAGTTGGTTCCGATTGGAGAGGCAAACCAATCGTGGGCAGCCAGTACACGAAAGAGGTAAAATATTTTGATAGAATTGATGGATATTCAACAACCCAAATCATTAAAAATATTATTAATAGGTGATTCTTGCATCGATCGTTATCATTACGGGATCTGTGAAAGAATGAATCCAGAGGCTCCAGTTCCCATTTTCAAGGTTTTAAAAACAGAAAAGAATGGCGGCATGGCTTATAATGTTAAATCCAATTTAGAGGGACTTGGTGTTGAAGTTTGCCTTCTCACAAACGACGAGGAAATAGTAAAAGTGCGCCACATTGATCAAAAATCCCGGCAGCATCTTTTACGAGTTGACTGGGGCGAAGAAAAAAAAGTTGAGCCACTTAGTGAAGAAAAAATAAATTCAATTTCTTTTAATTTGTTCGACGCCGTAGTAATCTCGGATTACGATAAGGGCTTATTAGATACCCACACAGTAAATCAAATTTTAATGAGAGCTAAAAATAAAAAAGTTTTCGTTGATAGTAAAAAGACAGACTTATCGTGTTATAATAATTGTATTATAAAAATTAATCAAAACGAATATGAAGCTTTAACCGATTTGCCACCGAACTATAATTTGATTGTAACACTCGGGGAGGAGGGGGCTCTCTACCTCGGGGAAAGATTCCCCACCAACAAAACTGAAATTTTTGATGTTTGCGGCGCCGGCGATACTTTCTTGTCGGCTTTAGTCTACGCCTATTTAACCACGGACGACATGAATCAGTCGATTAAATTTGCTAACCATTGTAGCAGTATTGTGGTTCAAAAATTTGGAACTTATGCGATACAAAAGGAGGATATTAATGGTTTATGTATTTGACATAGATAATACAATATGTTATAATAATGGTGGAGATTATAAGAACAGTGTACCCATAAAAGATAGAATAATAAAAATTAATAAACTTTATGACGAAGGGCATGAGATAAATTTCTTAACTGCAAGAGGTATGGGCAGAAGTAATAACAATGCAGAATTTGCATACAGTGAATTTTATGATTTAACAAAAAAACAGCTTGACAAATGGAAGGTGAAATATCACTATCTTTTTCTTGGCAAACCATCCGCTGATTTTTATATAGATGACAAAGGCATATCAGATGAAGACTTTTTCAACACAAGAGATTAATTTTGTTCCCAAGGGATGGGGATTTGAAAAGTGGATTGTCAATTGTGAAGAATATTGCGGCAAACTTTTATATTTGGTAAAAGGGAAGCGCTGCTCTTGGCATTATCATAAATTAAAAGATGAAGTTTTTTATGTCCAATCTGGCAAGGTGCTTATAAAATATTCTGATAATGATGATTTATCCCAGGCCAAAGAATTAATTCTGTCGCCGGGAGATAATTTTCATGTATATCGCGGACTTCGACATCAAATATATGCCCTCCAAGATACGGAATTGTTCGAATTTTCAACTCAACACTTTGATGAAGATAGCTATCGCATCATTAGGGGGGATTAAAAGAATGGAAATAAGTTTGAGCCACGGTGGTTTGGGTGATTGCTTTATAGCAATATTAAAAATCTTGGAATATGAAAGACCCTTGATTCATACTCATATTGATAACAATAAGAATCCGGAAAGACTCGAATTGGCCAAAGACCTTTTGGATTATTTTGAGATAGAAAATGATTGCTATACCGTGAACAATATAAGGAGATGGTGGGGAGAACATCATAAAAATTTTGATAAACATTTTAATGTGTGCGCAAAGGGGTATATAAATATTCCTAGAAGATCCTACCACTGGGAGCCATGCAGAGATGAAGGTTTTTCCGAAGCATTTGCAAAATATATTCCCCCAAAGAAAAATTTTATAGCCGTTCAGGTCGAGGCCGGGATGAATAGCACGAGAAACCATAAAATAAAACCCGTTGTAGAATATGTACGCAATAACTACGATCCAGATAAGGTATTGTGGTTTGGTATAGATAATGATTTTATTCCAGAGTTTGGTATAAATTATAGTGGAAAACTAGATTTTATTCCAGCATTGGAGAAAATTAGAGAATGTAAATATTTTGTTGGTTTTAATAGCATTTTGCTTTACTGGGCCTTGTGGCACAAAACCGAATGTTTCTTATTTACGGACCACCAAGGACGCGAAGATTTAAGAATCCATGATGAGTGGAAAAAATATTTATCTTTTGATTTAGATATGGAGATGAAAAATGGATAAAATAGGATTAATAGGTAAAGGATTTGTTGGAAATGCAATTTATGAGAATTTTAAAGACTTTCATGAATTCATGATTTATGATAAGGACCCAACCCGAGCTAACTGTAACGCGATATATGAGGTCTTACACCACACCAAGATAATTTTTGTAGCATTGCCTACCCCCATGACAAAAGAGGGTTGTTGCGATATATCTATTATAGGGAAGGTGATGGCGGCTATTCATTATTGGTACAATGATAATATAATTATTTTAAAATCCACAGTGCCCCCCGGTACATGCGATTGGATCAAAAAGATATATCCCCAAATGCGCCTCGTATACAGCCCCGAATTCCTTACTGAAAAAAATTCCATTGAGGATTTCAAAAATTCCTCTCGGGTGGTTTTTGGCGGCGAACAAAAAGACATTAAAGTGGTGAAAGATTTATTTGAAAAACATTTTGTAGGCAAAAATTATCAATTAACCGACTATAAAACAGCCGAAATGGTTAAGTATTTTACGAATACATTTTTGGCAACTAAAGTCTCTTTTGCAAATGAAATGTATGATATATGTCAAGCTTTATCAATAGAATATGATAAAGTAAAAGACTTGGCCCTCTTGGATGTGAGAATTGGTAAATCGCATCTCAACACACCGGGCCCCGATCAAGCGAGAGGCTTCGGGGGCACATGTTTCCCAAAAGATTTATTAGCGTTAATCGACCATTCTGATAAAAATAAATATAATCCTCTATTTTTAAGAGCAGTTTGGGAAAAGAATTTAGAAGTTAGACCAGAAAAAGATTGGGAACTTTTAAAAGGGCGCGCCATTTCAGAGGAAGACTAAAATAATTCACTTTAATCCTTGACAATCAAGGAATAGTGGGTTATAATATATACAAGGAGAATAGATATGCACTTATCAAATCAAGCAATTGGAGCAGTAATGATGGCTCTTCAAAAATCATTAATGGATCAATCAGATATTGTTCCAGTTTTTCAAGAATTCGTCTTTAAAGAGACCGACGACGGGTTGATAGTGGAAAATCCACCCATTTTAGAGTTCGGCCAACAAGAGGAAGAAGAACAGACAGATGCCGAGGTATAATTATCATTGCGAAGATTGCGATGAATACTTCGAAATAAAACACGGCATGTCAGAGGCCCTGACGAATTGCATTTCTTGTGATTCTCGGGATTTTAGTCGTGTTCCATCTACTCCAGCCTATATTCAAAAGATTAGAACGGCAAAAATTGAAAAGAAGGTTGGATCTTTGGTCGAAGAATATATAGAAAAGAACAAAAAGTCCGTTAAAGAAGAAAAGAAAAAGTTAAAAGAGAAGGAATATAAAGCATGAATTGGATATTAATATCAGTGATTTTATTTTTAATATTGCTTTTATCGGCAGCACTTAATATATTTTTGCTGTGGTATGGGTGGAAATCTATACAACAAATAAAATATTATGATGATGAATTAACAGAAACCATGACTGTTATTCACAATTTTACAAATCATCTTAAATCCGTATATGAATTAGAAATGTTTTATGGGGACGAAACATTGAGACACTTATTACGACACGCACAAGATTTGACCGAAGCGTTTGATGAGCCTAATTTATATGCGGAAGATGACATAACAGAAGAGGAATTTATCAATGACGACATCACAGAAAGTCGCGCCAAAGAAGAAAAGGCGCCGCAGGATCCGCAGAAGCAAAAATTCAAAAAATTATTTCACACAAATTCACGAAGACGCAATTAATGAATATAATCTTCCAGAGACCACCTTCAAAAGAAGGGAAGAATTATATGTCAAATTATTGCAGCCAGTATTTAGTCAATTAGTCGATAAGATTGTTTTCACATATAGATTTACAATTTTACCAAATATTGAGGTACTAAGAGACGAGTGTAAAATTTGGTTGATTACTGTTTTAAATAAATTTGATCCCTCCAAGGGATCAAAGGCCTTTTCATATTTTTCAGTCATAACAAAAAATTGGTTTATACAGCAGGTTAAAAAAAATAAGAAGAAAAATCAAAGAGAAATAGAACTTTCTGAACTTTCGAGAGAGCTTGAATTAAAGCACGTTTCCACCACCAACGATTATGATGAGACTAGGGAAAAGGATGAGTTTTGGAAGCATCTTTGGACTGAAATAGAAACATGGGATACCGATAAATTGAAGGAAAATGAGAAAAAAGTCCTTGAAGCTGTAAAAATCTTACTAAGTTCGCCAGATGATATAGAAATTTTTAATAAGAAAGCTATTTATTTGTACATGAGAGAAATTACCGGCTTGAATACCAAACAGATTGTTAATTCTTTAAATAAGATGAGAAAAAAATATAAAACATTCAAGACAAAATGGGATCGGGGAGACCAATGAGATATGAAAAAGACAGAGAAATATATTGATGAAGCCATCAAAAACATCAGAGATGATAGAGATATAACTCGTCGTCTTCTCGACGATGTTATGGTTTATCTTAGCAAAAGTGAAGAAAGACATAAAGAGGTCGGATTAACTGCTGCTAAATATGTTGAGACTCTCCAAAGATCAAACGAACAATTGGTCAAAATTTCCACTCTTTTACAAAAGGAGGAGTCGAAACAAGTCGGACTAACTGACGATGATAAGAGGGGTATTTTTGATTTGCTCCAAGAGGGGGGATTAAAAAATGGCTGAAAAGAGCCCAGAAGCCCTGGCAGAAGAACTATATCTAAGAGAACAATTGGGAGAATTTAACTCTTTTAAAAGATCAATTGATGCTGTTCCTGCCGCTTTCGCAACTCAAACAAATGCCAGCACAGTAGTCCCATCTATAATAGATAGGGTGATCGGGGAAAGCAGTACAAAAACAAAATCAGATGTAAGGCTTTCTGTATGCGTCGCTGAACGCCTCCCCTCTTTCCTTGAGGCGCTTCAAATAAACATGGGCGAAACCGATGCAGCCAATTTGGAAGCTGTACGCCAGAACCACAAGACAATGAGTACTAGGTGCGCAGAGGGCCCCGAGCGCGCCGGTCATCCCCCTTATTACTATAACAATAGTGGTTCCGCACTTCCCTCCGATGCACTTACGAGGCGAATAATGACTTATTTACACCCGCAAGCTATCATAACGAAGGGCGAAGCCGGAAGTCCTCTAATCGAGGTGGGATCGGAGGTATATCAAACATATACAAATGATGATAAAAATATGTGTAAAATTGATAAAGTGGTTAAGCAAACCGGCTTAACAGCAGACTTCGTAACAACCCCTCCTGCGGGAAATTGGGGAGGAGCAATGCCAGTCTTTGTAAATGGTGTCCTTGTTGTTCCGGCAGGTGGGTTTTATAAATCACCAGTAAGTTCATTTCCCATAAGTGCTTTCCCCGCTCACCCAGACGTTACATTTATAACCGAAGAACTAAATTGGCAGATGGAATTCAATCCTTTGGCAACTGGAACAACAAAAAATTCAAAAATCCATTGCGGAAGCAAATTTGCAATTAAACCGGGAAGAAAAGATCCCATGGGGTCAGGAACCATCCGACCTCACAACGGCATAGATTGTTGGGTCGCCGCCCTAATGCCAATTGTCGCCCCAGCCGCTGGAACTATTCGATATATAGTAAGCCCCGAAACAGCGATGGAAAGAAGATATCAACCGATCCCGAACAAAAATCATGCTTCTAAGGGGTGGCCAGAAATAAAACCAATCGGGGCCCCCACTAGCGGAGGCGCCTCTATGGGTATGACTCACCCCACCGGAGATAGAGATTATAAAGTATATACTGGCTATTGTCATATAGTAAGGGTGGGGAATCATCCTACAAAAAAAGGCAAAGATGGCAAGCCCGTGCAACTCAGGCGCGGGGATGTCGTGCCAGCGGGCCACGTTATTGCATATGTCGGCGGCGGGAATTGGGGTTATACAACTCCGAATCCAGACCGCGAACCGCCAGTCGGCCGATTATACTGTTCATGGCCAGGAAGCGGTGGGTCTACCGGTGTCCATCTTCATTTTTCAGTACAGGTTGTAAAATCTGGTAAAAAAATTAGTGTTGATCCCCTTTCTTTCAAATATTTTAAAGTAAAAAGATTTACAGATGCCCAAATCACAGCAATCGTGGCCGAAAATCAAAAATATCTCGATAATTATAAGACAGCCGTTGTCGGAATGCATATAAAATTATTCGGGGCGCTAACACAAAAGAAGAAAAGATAAATGAGTCAAAATTTATTACCACCATGGTTAAATTCTCCATACTATACTAATTTAGCCGATAATCAGTTCAACCAAACACAACAAAATTTTCTTTCTTTAAATAATTCACTTAGCCCCAAGAAGAATGTTTCAGGTCGAGGTATCAATGGAAAAAACAGAATTGTATCCTTACCGACTTATAATGCCATCGACGCTGCAAAAACCAACGAACACAACGGAAGTTATATCACGATGGCACAGGACGCACCCAGAGGTCCAGGAACCGGTTACAGCGCCACTGGAGCACCAGCCGCATCCATAGACCTCGTTTGTGGAAGAGTATCAGCCGTAGCCGAAGCTGCAAAAAACTCTAATTTATTCGTCAATGATGATTTTGATCACGATGCTGCTAGAGTATATATATCTCAAACTACTGATTTAGATAAAGCTTGTAAATTAGCAGAAGGTGATAATCCAAAATTTGAAAATCGTTCAGGTGTTGCTATTATAGCTGATAATGTTGCCATCAAAGGAAGGCTGGGCGTCAAGATTGTGACTTCCCCAAGTGGAGATCATAATTCAAAGAGTGGTAAGATAAGTTCTGGAACAGGAGTTGAACTTATAGCCAACAATAATGACAGTGACTTACAACCACTAGTAAAAGGTGATAATCTTATAGATTGTATATATACACTATATAAAAGAATAGATAAGCTGGCAGATATGGTAATGGATATAGCTGGAGAAAATGCAATGCTTGGTCAAGCTCTGGGTCTTCACACTCATCCTGTGGCTCTACCCATCATGACCGCAGCCCCCTCTCCAGATTTAGCCCCGAGTGCTGGAAAATTTGTTGCTACAAATATAAATATTGGTTTAGTTGGAGGACTGGGCATCAAAACAAATTTATTTTTCGATGAGTTTAATTATACCTATTCGCTTGGTAATTCCTATATCAATAGTGATTTTAATAGGACAAATTAATGACAACTTCTGCATTATCAGAGATACCCAAAGATTGGACAATAATACCTGCCAATAAAACATATTACGATAGCTCAACTGATCAATATGTTTCTACAATTTTATTGAACCAAGAAGTTGTCGCAGAAGACGCAAAAAGTGGTGTATTTTCAAGTTATTATTCTTTATTTTTAGATAATATATTGGCCGCCCTAGCAAAAGAGACCGCAGACGGCACAGAAGCATCAGCCATTACATATGGAAAATATAGAGCAGATTTAATTAAAAAGATTGAAGTAATTCAGGATTTTATTAGTCCATTTCCCAATATAAAACAAAAAATCTTATTGGGAATCCCAAAAGATCAAATAGATAGATTATCTGATGCTCCTCCACCTGATTTAGAAGATTCTTTAAAGTCTTCTTATAGTTTAGATTCATTTTATGACAAGATTGATCTGGTCGCAGAGAAATTTCAACAGTTTCAGGCAGATTATATTGAAGATATTTCTAAAATGAAAAATTCTGGCTATAAAGGTCTGGATTTTATCTTGGAAGCTGACAATCTTTATTCTTTTTCTTCAAATTTAAATAATTTAATAACCTCAAACGATATAGATTCTTCAATTTATGAAAACGTAGAAATTCATTTCAACAATTCATACGAAATAGTATATATTTCTTTATTTGGCTTCTTAACAAGAACGACCTTGGCGGTTTCTTTTAGTGATTTCATAAATACAAATCCTCAAAATAGACCACAAACAAATTATTTCATTTATTCTTTGGACGAGCTATATGCGTTGTGCAAATCTGCATCTATAACATATCAAAATATTATTGAAACAAGGTTTCTCAATACTCCGTCTAAAAATAGTGCCTCAAATAGCAATATAATAAAAAGAACAGACAAAAATAGCACTTCTTATGGAATTTCGAATAAAGATATAGATAAAGGAACTGCGGCTTTTAAAGAAATCTCTAAAAGATCAGTAAAATTGTTTCAAAATGCAGTTTTGGATTCCATTTACGATAAACCATGCTTGACTCCAGAATTAAAAGCAAAAAAAGATAAAGAATTAGAAGAATCCGAAGAAGAAAAGCTAACATTTGCCGAGGATGTTAAAAATCAAATTGGAGATGCCTTTTTAAATAGTCTTCCTGATATTTTACAAAAGGTATCCAAAAAACAAGGCAAAGAAGCTCTCCAATCACTAGGAAAAGATGTTTTAAACCGACTTGGTTTTTGTGGTTTGGGAGATTTAATATCGTTGGTGGCAAATACTGCCATGTCCTACCTAAACGCAGATGAATATTCTGAGGAAATTTCTAAATGTGCTTTAGAAAATTTAGATAATGATAAGCTATATGCCTTATCTAAAAATATAGGGAAATTTGGTAAATCTACAGAAATAGTGGAAAAATACAGACAACTAGTGGGCGACACTATCCTTCCGTGGAAAGCAAAAGGTTATAATCCTCCTGATTATAATAAAAATTTAAAAACAGACGATGCACTGTATGAAAAATACACATTAAAAGTTCCAACATCAGATGAGGAAGCTGCTGATATTGATGTTAGGTTCCGAGCATATAAAGAATCGGTAAATTTATATATTAATCCTAACGACTTATTGAGCACACTGTTAGATATATTCCCAGATGAGATGGGATGGATTGGTTTTTTTACAGATTTAACTACTGGGGTTTTAAGCAAGTGCACCACCGGCCATTCAGGCATTATTAAAACTAAAATAGCTTTAAATCCGTGCAAAAGAATAAATATGCCAAAATTACCAGAGGCCTCTGGTGGTGGTTCTTCAGTATTTTCCTCTCTTGCAACAATTGTAGTGGAAGAAATAAAAAATATAATTATTGGACTCATTGTCCGATTGATAACATCTACTATGTCTCAATTATTTCAAATTATATCGGCCGGCGTTTCGGGAGATACCGATTATTTTAAGAGAGGCGGATACATTCCAGATTTATTTCAAAATGAAAATTTTATGCACGATGCCTTTTATAAAGTTGCAAATAATAAGAAAGAAGAGAGTTCCGAAGTTAATGAGTGTGTCAGACAAATAATATATGATGCTAGAGAACCCGCAAATATAACACAGGAATTGAGTCTTGAAGAAGTTGATTCTTTTTTAAAAATAATTTCAGTGTCTTTGGGTGAATATGAAAAGATAAAATTATTTAAAGGTGAAGCCGGAGGAACAACCTACGAAAAAGTAAGACAGTTGGTTGCTGATACCCCCCTCGAAGTTTATTTAAAAAATTATTCTGATATAGAGCAAATATTCTTGGAAATTGGAAAACTTCTGGATGTTTCAAAGATGGAAGCAGACTATTTTAATAATCTATATAATGCGTCTCTTCCCGTAGAATTTTGTATAATAGAAACAGATATGCTGGACAGGGCATATCTTCAAAATAAACCTGGCATAACAGAAGAACAAATTTCCAGAATGGAGGATGTCTTAAAGAATATCCAGAAAGATAAACTATGTTTTTCAGCAAGCACTATGGGGAATGCTCAGGCGCCCATTTTTGGTCAAGCTATGGAAAGTATATTGGATCCAGACGGACCAGTATACGGAAAAATCAAAGAAAAACAAGCTGAATATTTTGTAGAAGGAATAAATAAGCAGTTGGAAATATTTTATAAAAGTTATCATAATGATTTATATAAAAACAAGGGATTTTTTGATGTTATACTGGGAAACAATGGTGTTCCCTTTGTGGGCTATAATAATCAAAAGTTTTTGGCCCTCCTGCCTTTCGATCCAACCGCACTTTTGTCACCGGCGCCGTCATTGACTGTATTGGAAGCTTTCAAAACCCGCGCCAACCGCTTAAAAGATGTGGGATATGACTCAGAAATTAACGGTGATAATTTTCAAATGTCATTATATCAGCCTAAGATAGCATCTTCACAGAAATCAAGTGGAAATATGAGTGTCTCTTTTAACAAGGAAAATATTTTAAGTTATAAAGTGCCTCCGACAACTAATTTGGAATCTGGGGCCCATAAAATTTCTGAATTGTTAGAAGGTTCTCTCTCTCCAGTCGCAAGCCTGAGAAATAAAATAAAAACTGGATTTTTAGTTTCAACTCCGTTCGGAGAGCGGCCTTCTCCCTTGCAAACTCATGTATTTCGATACCAGAATGTAATAAAAGATAAAATATTGCCCACTTCGGGCAAAACAGCATATGATAAGTCTTATTGGACAAATTTATATGATAAACTTGAGGATAATTCTAGTGTTTTGGTGGGAAGCCCTGATATAGAGAAACAAGTGGGAGATTTATATAAAAAAGCAAATTTAAATTTAGAAGGCTCTTTATATGTGCCATTTAATATGGCAACATCGTCCGAAGAATTGACCACCAACTATGCCGGTTTGATTTTATTGACCAATATAATAATTTCTGAGATTATTTTAAGGGGTACTTCAATTTTTGCTGGTTTTAATCCCGAAACACTTGAAACTAAAAAAATGTTATCCGAATTGGTGAAAAATAATTTATCACAAATATTTGGCAGTGAAAAACTGAATTTTTATGAAACAATTTGTCAAATTTATTTAAAATTGGTCGAGACTGGAATTGTTGAAAATACAGATGATAATCTGGAAGAGATAACGGAAAATTTTAATGAAGTCATAAGAAGTTGGATAAGGGGAGAAATATCTAATAGGAGCGATGTTTTGAACGACAATAAAGATGACATCGATTATATAGTTTCATTGTTTGTGACCGAAAGAATATCGGAATATTTTAATAGTACCAGCTACACGATAATCAAAGGTTTAATTCAGATTGGAGGTCTATATAATATCAAAACACTATCACTTGGCGCTACTCTCAACAATGGAGAGGTCAAGAATGTGTGGGGAAATGTTGATTCTTTTGATCGTACTACAGAGATCCCTTATCTAAGAGTGGAGAAATATATTAATGTAGGCCCTTCAACCGCCGAGAGCATTCCAAGTGGGATTCAACGACTTGCGGATTTGGAATCCTATATTAGTTCGACAACAGCCGTTCACAATAAAATATCAGACTCGTGGCCAGATGGTTGGAAATATGGAATTAGAATATCTTCGGTGTACCCACTTGATATATCAGGAGTGGAAGAGTCTGATTTTGATCCCACAGATCATCCTGATTTAAATTCAGAAAGATATAAAAATAAAGCCTTTTTATTAAAGGGTGGCACAATGGGGTCCTCTTTTTTATTGCCAATTATATCTTTTGAAGAGGAGATCCCCGATCAAACAATTGATAAATTAATAATAGGTTCATATGATGATAATGAGATGATAAACAATTTAATAAATTCAGAAAAATTTGTTGATTTTTATTATGCCGGCATGAATATAGAAAATTTATTGACTTTGGTAACTATTTATAACTATGAATCGTTGGGAAATATCGCACCGCCTCCGAATTGGAGTAAAAAATTGTTCGAAGACTCACAAAATTTTGCAATGCAATTGATAAAGGAAAGCTAATATGTCGTCTTATGGATTTTCTCCAAAGCTACCATTAAAATACGATGATACAGATGGGCCGTATTTGTCGTTAAAAACTATTAAGGATGTGGGAAAGCAGAATTTAAAAATGATAATATTAACCAATCCTGGAGAAAGAGTAATGGATCCGACTTTTGGAGTTGGTATAAGCAGATATCTCTTTAATCAGGAGGGATTTTTTGATGCGGGGATTATTGAACAAAATATCTTATCTCAAGTAGCTAAATATATTCCATATGTGAACATAACAAATATACAAATTGAGTCTGACGAGCTTAATAATAATACTAAGCGCCTAAAAATATCATATTTTATTCCATCATTCGCATTGAAAGAGGTACTTTATTTAGATATTGACTCAAACGATACAGATTTTATTTAAGGAAAAACATTAAATGGCCAAGAAAAAAGTTTCAATAGATTATACTGCTAGGGATTTTAATTCTATTAAAAGATCTTTAGTTGATTATGCACAAAGATATTATCCCCAAGTTTATCAAGATTTTAATGACGCTTCGTTTGGTTCCTTGATGATAGATACAGTTTCATATGTTGGCGATATAATGTCTTACTTTATTGATTATCAGGTCAATGAATCTTTCTTGGATACGGCGTTTGAAACATCTAACATAATTAAGCTATCTAGGCAGCTTGGATATAAATATCAGAACGTGGCCTCGTCGCTAGGAGAAATATCCCTGTATGCACTAATCCCAACCAATGAACTAGGCGTTGGCCCTGATTCTAATTATTATCTTATAATAAAACAAGGATCCACATTTTCTACAACAAATGGTAATAGCTTCACAACTGTAGAAGATATTAGATTTGATAATCCCGCTAATGAAATTGTTGTAGGTCGAGTAGACGGTACAACAGGTCTTCCAACCTCTTACGCAGTAAAAGCAAAGGGGGCGGTAATATCTGGAGAGATCAAGCAACGCTTATACACAGTTGGGGATTATATTAGATTTAGAAAAATTGACTTAGATGATACAGATGTTGTCGAAATTATGTCAGTAGAAGATTCAGACGGAAATGAATATTTTCAAGTAGACAATTTAACACAAAATATAATATATAAATCTTTTTCAAATTTGGGTCAAAATACAGATACAGTAAAAGAATATTTAAGACCAGTAATTGTTCCCAGGAGATTCACTTTTGATTATGATGGTGATAATTATTTCTTGCAATTTGGTTATGGCTCCGAGGATGAAATAAAAATAAATCCGATTGCAGACCCTTCTTCGGTTGCTATACAATTATATGGTCGTGACTATGTTTCAGATGTAAATTTGGATCCATCTAAATTGTTGACCAGTGATAAATTAGGAGTTTCTCCCTCAAATACAACGCTGACAATAACTTATAGAAAAAACTCAAATGCTAATTCAAATGCAAAAACAGGAACAGTTAGAAACATAACAAATATAATATCCGCCTTTGATGACATAACAACTCTAAATTCTTCAAAAATTCTATCAGTAAGAAGATCTTTGGAGTGTACTAACGAGAACCCTATTGTAGGAAGCTCTGTTTCGCCATCTGGTGAAGAAATAAAACAACGAGCTTTATCACATTTTGCAACACAAAAAAGAGCAGTTACAAGTAATGATTATGAATCAATGGTATACTCGATGCCTGCACAGTATGGCGCCATCGCGCGATGCAATGTTATTTTAGATCAGGATTCTTTTAAAAGAAATTTAAATTTATACGTCCTATCTTCTGATCAAAATGGAAAACTTATCTCATCCAATAATACACAAAAAGAAAATCTTAGGTTTTGGATATCTGATTATAAAATGATCAATGATACAGTTGATATTATAAACGGAAAAATTGTTAATATTGAAATTAATTTTGAGATCATTGGAGATCCAGATTATAATGCATCTGACGTATATGCTAAATGTATAAATATTTTAGCAGAAAGATACAATAGAGCACTACAAATGGGAGAACCGCTTTATTTAACAGATATTTATTATGAACTTAATCGTGTTCGAGGCGTCGTTGATACACAAAATGTTTTTCTGGTAAATAAAAATGGCATGAGATACTCTGATTTGTCTTTTTCCATAGAAGAAAATATGTCAGCAGATGGTAGATACTTGTCGTGCCCATCTAATGTTTGTTTCGAAATCAAATTTCCAACGGTAGATATCCGAGGAGTCGTTAGGTAATGGCTATAAAAAAATATTATGCTGATAAAGACAACACCATAACCAATGCATTTAGGGCCAATTTGCGAACTCGTGGCACTGGTGCAAATATGGGACTTTCGGATGTCCTTGAAACATTTTCTATTTATGCACAACAATCATCGGGATCAACCGAGCTTGAGAGAATATTAATTGAGTTTCCAATTAATCAAATAACAGCAGACAGGGCGAGCAATATTATTCCTGCTTCTGGCAGTGTTAGTTTCTATCTCAATATGTACAATGCGTGCAGCAATCAAACATTGCCGCGAGAGCTTAAATTGGTAGTTCTTCCCATATCCCAATCTTGGCAAGAGGGTACTGGTCTGGATATGGAAGAATATAAAGATGTAACAAAAGGAAATGTCGGATCCAACTGGATTAATGCAGGACAAGGCGATCCTTGGACAAGGGAAGGTGGAGATTATTTAACTTCTCCGGTTTATTCTCAAACCTTTCCAATTGGAAACGAAGATTTAGAAATTGATATAACTCCACTTGTTGAGGACTGGATTGCTGGGACAATTACAAATTATGGCATCGGTGTTCATCTAACATCGAGCCAGGAAGCTTATTTCGCAGAATATTACCCAAGAGAAGCCGTACATTTTGACGGTTTAGCGTTCCTTTCAGGAACATCAGATACCGATCAGGAAAACGATTCTACAATATCCGCCTGGATTAAGCAATCTAACAACACGGGCACGAGATATGTACTTTTTTGGGAGAGAGAGGTCGATCACCACCTCCGGAGGGTTTTGCAAATAGACCCTGCCGGCACCGCAATTACTTATAGAAAGATGTACTCCGGAGGTACCACCACAATAACAACTGATGATTCCCTCCCCCCGAACACCTGGACCCACATAGTAGTGACTGACACTCAAGACTCAGCAGATATTCCCTCAATTTATATAAACTCAATCTCCGCTTCTGCAACGGTCATACAGGGCGCAGGTTCTGCATTAACTGATGTCGATATGTTTGCTATTGGAGGCTCAAGATCGGGAGTTTCCTATAATTTTAATGGATTTATAGACGATGTAGCATCTTTTAACAAAATTTTAAGTCCCGGAGAAATAACTGAGCTTTATAACGGCGCATGTCCGGCCCCAATTAAAGAGCTTTCTATTTATGAAAATCTCTCAAATTGGTGGGTTCACGGCGATGATCCTAGAGATGAAATTAATCTTGGAACTCCCCCAACAGAAATAAGTATTTATGACAGGGTTGGTACCGCGAATCTTTATGCCACCGGTTCGGGAGGCATGGCTATCGTAACTGGCTCATGCTCCGGCCAAAACGGAACCGTGGGCCGAGAGTCAGATGGCCAATTAATTAATGCCGGCGGAGCAAAGGAAACATATTACACAAAGAAATTTTTTGGAAGAGGAACAGAGTTCTTCTTCTCAAGACCAGCAATTCAGGCCCGGTGGGATTCCTCAATAAAAGACGACAGGGGAAACTTCTATGCAAGTAGCTCTCTAGTCCCCGCAGCGGATAATATGAGAACACTCTATCTTTATAATGTGATAGGGGGAAGATTAAGAAACATTCCAGCAGTTGGAACCGGTGAAATTTATGTTAAAGTGTATACATCAGTATCGGCAGGAACAGATTTAACCCCGACTCCCATAACAGGGGGCTATGTTTCACTTGGTATTTATTCGGCATCTTTTGCTCTAGACACGACCGTCAGCACAGTATATGATAGGTGGTATAGCTCTGGATTGTCAGATGTTTATCACACCGGAACTTTTGATGTAAAACAATATGCAGCAAGCACACACAATCCCTATGGAAATTTAGTGACAACACTTACAAATCTCAGGTCGGTTTACACCACTTCTGAAACGGCAAGATTCAGATTTTATGAACGACAAAAAGATTGGAGCCCGACTATTTATACAGTAGCTACTACAATAACAGACACACTTGTTAATGAAAGTGCATCTTATCAAGTTCATAGGGTAATCGATGATTTAATCGTAATTCCATATAATACGGGAAGTGATAGAGGGACGCAAATGTCTTTTGATATGAGTGGAAATTATTTTGATTTGGAAATGGATCTTCTAGAACCTGGGTATTCTTATGGGATTAAGATAGCTTATTACAACGAAACAGTTGATAGTTATGTTGGGCAGCCTTATGAGTGGAAATTCAGGGTAGAAGAAGTATGAGTATAAGAAACCTTTTTGATGGCGACAACCCATCCCAAATATTTTCAGAAACACCCGAAAATATACGAAAGGATGGAGAATCTCTAGAAAATATTACAGAGACTTGGAAAAATAAAAATCGATTTATTCCCCAAGTAGACTTTTCAAATCCAGAAAACTTCGCCAGATATGGATCTGCTGAACAATATTATCAAGATGCCATAACAAGAATTTATGAAGAATATCCTTATGACGGATCCTCAAAAGAAAAACAAGAATTCCTAAATGAGTCAACATATATCGACCTATGGTTATTGGATAATAAATATCCAAGAAGAAATGGATATATAAACCACGGAGAGGGTGGTTATGCAGGAATTGACTACAACGACGACGGCGGCATCAAATTCTGGCCAACATCAGTACCCCTAGAATACATTCATTTATACGCGGGCCCCCACACTGCTTCCCAAGGAATGATTGGAAAGCCGATTCATGAAACCTTCGATGATTCAAACATTTACGACACAGATATTTATGATAATGTTGGATTTACGGGGAAAGGAACGAGAGAGAGTAATCTCAAATGTGATCCGGACAATGGTGTAACAGTAGAATTTTGGTTAAAGAAGCCGACATGGGCCCCTCCTGCGTCTGCACTTCCAACATATCACACTTATGAGACGATTTTTGATTTAAGCGGCTCAAATGACGGAAGATTTAATATATCGTTGGCCCGCGACCGGGATGGCACAACAACTTATCTTGACTGCCTATTTAGGGGAGACGGCGTTGATAACATCTTCTTTGAAGACATAACTTCTTATTTTGCCACGACAAGTGGATCGTGGAATCATTTTGCAGTATCTTATGCAAATACTGGCTCTGATGCCCTGTGGAGGCTATATTTAAACGGAAATTTAGTAGAAACAGATCTTATTGTTGGATCCCAGCCCGTTGAGATAACGGGATCCCTGCAAGCCAACATTGGGGCATTGGTTGCTAATTATCCTGGCTCGGACACAATTCTTGGCGATGGTAAATTAACCGGCTCCCTTGATGAATTCCGCTATTGGAAAACCCAGAGAACTTCGGAAGACATTAGTCGATATTGGTTCACACAAGTTTACGGAGGAACCAATACAGATATAGCAAATACAACTCTTGGTGTTTATTACAAATTTAATGAAGGAATCTCCGGAATTAATTCAATCGATTCTAGCGTCCTCGATTATTCTGGCCGCGTTTCAAATGGATCATGGACAGGTTATACCACAAATTCCAGAACAACAGATTCAGCGATGGTAGAGGCAAACGCGGCAGCATCCGAATTCAAAGATCCGATTATCTATCCCGAAAATCCAGCAGTTCAAACCGTTTTGACAGAAATGTTGGCATCTGGCTCATATCATGATTATAATAATACAACATCTCTATATAATGGTTTCCCAAATTGGATTATAGATGGTGACAACGACAGCGATGGAGAATTAAAGCGCCTAACTCAAATTATGTCCAGCTATTTTGACACTCTTCATTTGCAGATAGAACAAATAAATAAAATTAAGAACATTTCTTATGTAAGTTCCGGTGATAAGCCAATACCTTTCGCTGGAGAGTTGTTGGAAGGCGTTGGTCTCGTCGCACCAGAAATATTCGTAGATTCATCTGTGATAAATCAGATCTTCAATAGAGATGAGAAAAAAGAGTTCGCGGACAGCTTGTTTGATACAAAGAATATGATTTATAAAAATATCTATAATAATATAGTTGATATTTATAAATCGAAGGGCACTTCAAGATCTTTTAAGCAACTAATCCGTTGTTATGGCGTAGATGAAAATTTAATAAAAATTAACGCATATGCCAACAATCTTGTTTATAATCTAAATGAAAATTATGATTTTTCGTCGACAAAGAAAAAATTCATAGACTTTTATAAGCCTGACAACTTCGCAGGCACGATTTATCAACAGACTGCTTCTGGAAACCCAGATTCGGTATCTTTTATATCAGCATCTGGAGGAACTTTAGAAACTTATACTTCTTTTACCTATGAAACAGAAGTTATATTTCCCAAAAAGAAGATTATTAGCAATAATGTATATTATCCCACTCCGTTTATCACATCTTCAATCTTTGGATTCCATTCGGCAGACTCTACAGCCCCAACTGACTTTACTTGGCCAGCAACCGATTATGATTTGCAAGTATATGCCATAAGGCCCGCCACAAATAGCAATATTAAGGACGGCCACCTTATGATTACGAGTTCTTTTTTCGGAATTGAAGAAAGAAGCTCGATCATAAAGGATCTTTATGATAATAAGAAGTGGAATCTGGCCCTAAGAGTATCTCCAGAGAAAACAGACGCGGATCTTGTGTCTGGTTCTACAATAACAAACTATCTTGTAGAGTTATATGCACTTAATACCATAGTTGATGTTGTCCAAGAAGAAAGAATATTAACTTCTTCAATCGCAGTCGACGGTGACAAGCTGTTGACGACACCCAAAAGGGTGTATATGGGGGCACATAGGCAAAATTTCACGGGCTCTCTTATCCAGAGTTCAGATCTTAAGTTTTCATCCACGAGATATTGGATGAGTTACCTTAATAATTCTGTCATTAAGTCGCATGCCCGCGACAATGATAATTTTGGAGTATATTCTCCTTATCAAAATACATATAATTTTGTTACATCAATTGGAAATGTAGAAATACCACAAATGGAGACGTTGGCTCTCCACTGGAGCTTCGATCAAATAACAACTACTGATGCCGGCGGAGGAGTGTCAACTGTGCCAGATGCTGGCTTTAATATAGTTGATTTCTCCTCTGGATCTGCGATTACACGCCAAAGATATGATTGGTTGGGAAATGTTTTAGGATCTCAACATACTGGGCGAGGAGATCTCTTTTATCCCAATGATACGAGTATTATAAACATGGAATTTGTTCCAGTTGCCCAGCAAACAACTCCGGAAATTGTTAATTCTTACGATACGGTCAAAGTTTTTAATATTGAGGATGATCAACTTTTTACAAAGCAGACAAGGCCATCTAGTTTCTACTTTATGGTAGAAAAAAGCATGTATCGCGCGATAACTCAACAAATTATCAATTATTTCGCAACAATTTTAGATTTTAATAATTTAATCGGCAACCCGGTTAACAGATATCGTCAAGAATATAAAGATCTCCAAAAATTAAGACATTTATTTTTTGAAAAAGTTCAAAATGAGCCCGATATAGAGAGATATATCGAGTATTATAAGTGGATTGATAGCTCTTTGGGCCAAATGATAATGGATTTGTTCCCTGCCAGTGTTGTTAAGCAGGATGGAATAAGAACCGTTGTCGAAAGTCACATTTTAGAGCGAAATAAATATTGGAATAAATATCCAACTGTTGATTTAAAGCAAGATGATCCTGAAGCCGCCGCGCGCGGAATCAACGAGATGTTATATAACTGGGAATATGGACACCACCCAGTTTCTGATGCTCAAAATGAGTCATGTTTTTGGTGGAAAGAAAAAGCAGAGAGAAATAAAGCACCATTAGCTACTGGCGATGCAGGAGTTGATGCCGATAAAGAACAAATCCTATCAGTCACACTTTCAGCTTTGAATAGAAAACTTTCTACACCCCTTAAATTAAATATTATAAGATCTAATGATATCCACGGCGGCCTAACTTCGAATAATAATAATATCAGAACGAATGTAAAAAGTGCTATCCAATTTGGAAATTCTTCCGGAGTCATCATCCGAGAATCTCAGGTAAAGGGACTTAAAGACTGTAACGATGTTTTAGATCCTCATTTAAAGAAGAAATTTTCTTTTGAGGCTACAAATACGGCTGATGAATCTGGCTATGCGACTGGTGAAGGTGATTTCCTAGCCCCATTCGTCCCAGTTAGTTCATCCGTTACGACGGGGTACAATAGCAAGATAAATACAGACTTCAAACCAGGATTTGGAGTAAATAACCTGCATATTGATTCATATGAAGATTATGAGGTGCCGTTACAGGGCCCATTTACTGAGAAGTGGGTTGGCGGAAACCAACACAGACATATTCCTCTTAATCAGGGTACGGATACTGTCACAGACCGACCAGAAGCATGGGCATTAGAATTTCAGACCGGCCCAACAGCGATGAAATTTGTACATCAGCCTGTGAATTCGCCCCGAGCCGTGTTTTATCGAGATTTGGTAGCAAAAAGATCTCTCAATATTAAGAATATCAAAGATAACATGACCACAGGAGAGCTTGGAAACTATAGTCAAGATTATCAAATTGTCCAAACTTGTGGAAGAACCGAGAACAATTCTGCCTTTGTAAAAGCGGGAGGCTTCGAAGCTTCAGAAATTCCATCTCCTTTTGTCGCCGGATTGGATGATTATGTAAAACTACAAAGAGGAAGATCAGCATGGGTCTTTGTGAATCGGTTTTCTTGTCCGGGAGACGCGTCCACAGCAGGCGATTCTGATGGCGGTCCTGGTTTGGACCCAGAGGCTGCTGAATTTTCGGTGTATAATGATATTAATTACAGAAATTTCGCCGTAAGAGATCCTTATAGGCTTTTGCTGGCATCGCATGTAAACCAATTTGGGTATTATGCCGATACATTTAACATCGGTGTTGGCTCTTCTTCAGTTAATTCATTAAATTATGACGGAACCGGCAGTATATATCAGGTTAATCGCAACCCGATCAAACAAATGAAGGATTCTGGAGCAACAACGGTTACAGCATCGGTCTATGACAACTTTTATGTCCAACATCCAATCCCAAGAACAGATTTACAGTATGCTTGGATAACAGCTTCGGCTATTTCCTATGATACATTTGGGTATCTTCCTTATAGCGGAGAGGGGGATTTGGTGACATTCTCTTCTGCGAGTGATTATGTATCAATACATTATCAAAAAAACCCCTTTGCAGGTCCACCAGCACAGAATTTTTATGTCTTTGGCTTTGATAAAAATTCGTTGCCCGTATTGGGTACAGGCGGCTCTTATTCTTTTACTTCGAGCTACTATATTCCAACGGTTTATAATTGGCTTAATTATAATGTTTACGAGCCTTTGGAATATTCAAATTCTTTCATAGGATATGGGCCCTCGGCTGCAAATATTTCAGATTATGTGAATTCCGCTCTAATTCCAGATGGGTTTACTAATCAAGATGCATTTGATTATGATGCCGGCCCTGCTGCACTATTAAATGCTATATTATTAAAGCGCAATGGCCCCTATCAACATCCTTCGTGGAAACAAATTCGAGGAAACGAAAATCCGTTGGTTAAAAAGTGGAATAGCTCGAATATAACTGCATATAATTTGGAAAATGACAGCTTTAAATTGAGAGAAGATCCTCCTATTATTTCCAAATACAAGCCACTAAGACATATATTAACAACGGCAACTCCAAACTTAACCTCGGGGCCCTATACCCCTTCTTTAGCAACCATAAAAATCAATAGTTCCTACGGAAGTGAAAAAACATTTTTTGCTAATCGCGCGATTTCGACAGATCTAAACATAACAAATGACAATGTTACGACCTCCTATGAACGCATTCTATCTTTGTATACAAATGGCGCCCTGCTTAATATAAATAATCCTATACAGGGAATTGATTATTTTGCCTATGGAGAACAAATATACCCAGCAGCCATTAATTGTTACAGCACCAGAAATAGAGCAAGGGTTGGATATCAAAATACTTTTTGGAGAGATTCCAGATTAGATAGAACAACTCTTGGCGAATCTAAATTCGGAGGAGGAGAAAATTCACAAGGATTTGTGGTTTCCCAAAGCGCTTGGTCCATTGACACTGCCGAGCAATTTGGAACAGGCCTTTCGACATATATAGCCGAAAGTGCATCTATTGGCGCCGCAGGAGAGCTTCAAAATGACTATACATTTGCTTTTAGGTTATTCAATCAGGCCGTTACCGGGCTTCAAGCAGATCTAAAGCCTTCTCCGACTTATGCTAGAAAACATACGCTGGGAAGCATACACTCCTCGTTGAATCGCTCGGGCCCAGCATCTTTGAGGGCTGTTGCAACATCTTCTAATTATTTGATGGCTAATGAAATAACGGGAAATAACTGGCCAAGTGTTTCATTATTTAATTCCTTGGGTCATCTTTCTATCTTTGGGGGAAATGCTAAATTTGAAGCCCACACATTGGCTGGTTATGTTGAAGACGGATCTTTTGTTTCTTCTCCATCAACACCATTTTATGATAAATATGAATTATACAATCTTAATATGAGATTAAAAAACAAAGATATGTCCTTAATCCCAGAATTTAGAATAAGCGATCATATTCAAAAATATATATCAGACGGTTTTAATTCAAATAACTCCGCGTCATTTTCAATTTTTGGAGTCAATGAGGACAATATTCAAACAGTCTTATATACCACCATAGATGGAAATGGCGCCTCATATGCTATCCAAACATCAGATAACACCCCACAGAATAGCTCCGAACCCGATTTTTACAAAATTTATTCTTTCTCAGATTTTATGGAATATTTTGAAGTTATTTCCGATGAGCACGATCAATTTACGGGCTTGCCAAAGAATCTAACTCTTTCTTGCAAAGCATTAATGAAATTTATTCCTTATGACGGCTTTTATCCTGTCGAAAGAACTTTGGAAATCGCTAAAGAATTTAAAACTTCATTTTTAGACGAGTCCGCAATTGTTCCCGATGACAAGTATGGCCTACCCGCAGATGTGGATATTTTAAAATATAGGCCCATTCTGGCAACAATGTTTGCACCAGGAGTGATGTTTAATACCATCAAATCCGGGGTGGCAGTTGATTATCCAATTTATACAGATGATTGGACGCCGGTCAGAATTGCAAACTCGGGAGGAGTCGGCTCCACAACTGATGATAGTGACTATTATTTAGTTGGTGTCGGCTCTGGGCCCGGAGGAGGCGATGCGTGGGATTATAGGGTGCCGTTTGAGGCACTGTTGGAGCCAGAATCGTTTGATGATTTTGATATTAAGATATATGATATGGAGCCCCACCCATCTGCGAGTGCTAGTTCCTCCGCCAATACTGGCAAGTTTTGGACAGAAATAAGGAACGCCCCAACAGATCCAAGAAACCCTTACAAACTAATGATAAACAATTTCTTGGGTGAGGTACCTAAATTCTTCTTAAAAAATGAATCCCTAAGTTCTATCTCATCTGTATCAGAAGATAATTTTATTCCATTGAAATCTGGCTCGTTTTACGGGATGAGAATTAAAATGTATAGATCGACGGTAGGTAATCGCGGTTTCGGTGGCGGTGCCGGGAATCAACATCCATATCCTCAGGACTTATTTTTTAACAACGATAACTTTGAGACTATGACTATGTATTCCAGACCATCTGCTTTTGGGCCACCGGTAGCCGGCGCCCCAAATGTAGACAGGAATACAGGAGCCACTGTAAATACGGGCCCCAATAATTATTCTCTTGCTGATGCAACACAAGGATATTACCCCTCTCACACTCCCCCCTATTATAATGGAGAAGCTTGGCTAGATATTATATATGAAGCGTCTGCCGATGGCACCCCCACTCTAGATCAAATATTTAATGATGCCGCTTTAAAATATTGGAGAATCGATAAAAAGAATCTCGATTCGATGGTCATCCCAAGCATTGAATCTTGGCCAAGCACGGGCTCGGGAACTGGATATCCAATGTACAAAGATAATGTCAACGGCTTTGCGATGCAATTAAGCTCCTCTTTAAACATATTTCAAAAAGAGTATGTCCCATCAGATGCGGATCCGTCAACAAATGTTCTCAGGTGGACAATTCAAACTAAATTTGAAACACCAATAATGAATTTCGGAGACACCACAGAGAGACCATTAAACTTTGATGTTATTGCAACTCCGACAACGGGTACAGGTGCAGAAGAGCCGTGGGAAGGATATGGAGGAATTACTACAACTCCCATTGGTATGTGGCATCAATTTGGATTAATTCCGGAAGAAAATAAGGGAATTTTTCTTGAAGTTGCCGATATCGACCGAAGTTGGTTAGAGACTCGCGCCGACGATTCCGATATAACGGCCTTTTATAATGGCGGCGATGTAAAGTCTTTGGCGCAGAACCTCGGATTTATTCCAAAACAAAATCCAGGACGTCCGGTAAGACAGGCAAAAAACACCAAGAAACTTGGGCAACTCTCAGATTCAAGAACGGTTTACGAAGCTATTGTGGCTGTTCCTTTTGTGGTAAACATCAAAAAGACAGCTAAAAAAATTAAAATTGGAAATCTTGCTAGGAGGTCGTTTTTCGAACTTCCAACAAATGATGTTTATTCAATAGCATGGTCGTCAGCGCCCATCGAAGATCGTTTTCCCTCTCTTCCTTTTGCAAATATAAGTTGGGCAGAATATGTTTCGGGGATTTCTCAAGATCTTTCTGATAAAATGCTGGTGGATGAAGATGTTCTTCAAATGGCAGATAAAATTAAAAATAAATATGTTTTCCCGCCTGAATTTGATTTTATTAGAAACTTAAGCGCAAAGCCTGTCGCAATGTATATTTTTGAATTTGAACACACATTCGATAAAAATGATCTATCTTATATATGGCAAAACATTGCTCCGAAATTTGGAACTCAATTTAAAGAATCAACTGCAACAATATCTCATCCTCTTTTAAAAAATAAACAAATGTTGAAGGATTTACAAGATGAAGTACGGTGGATGGTATTCAAAGTAAAACAGAGAGCGGAAACTAATTATTATGATAATCTTGCCGAATCTACCAAAAAAACATCGGCGTTATCTGCGGAAGATCAATTGGTATTCGGCTACAACTGGCCTTATGATTATTTCTCAATGGTTGAATTTGCCAAAATAGATGCAACTGTTTCTTATGGAGATGATGGTTTGGCAGCACTCGCAAAAACAGCACCGGTTTCCACCACTGGCCTCCCACCAGACTTAAACACAGATGTTGGCCAAGCAAATGCCTCATCCGCCGCGCAGAATAAGAACTCCGCCGCTGCCGTACAAGCGGGAGTGGTAGCAAATATAGATATACAGAAAAGAGACATTGGTCCTAGTTCGGGCTTCACTCCGACAATACCACCATCGGAGGAGGATTAAAATAAATGCTTTTTATGAATAAAAAAGAAGAAGTCTTGGACATCGAATTAACTCCATATGGTAAATATTTACTTTCGAAGGGTAAATTTAGACCAGCTTACTATGCATTTTTTGATGATAATATGCTTTATGACTCTCAATATGGCGGCACAACCGAAAATCAAAATGAAATTGACAATAGAATAAGGAGCACAACTCCCCAATTACAAACTCAATACAAGTTTACAGGAAAATTTCAAGAAGGAATTGAAGTTGATTTTGGAGGAGGAGATAAAATAGTTCCCACCGCTCCATCTAAGAGGGATTCTTTAAGTCGAGACTTGGGAACATCTCAGATATCCAATGATAAATATCCAGCAATTGTGATGAAGTTCTTGAAGGGGGGCGTAGATTCTTATGATTTGACTTATGAGACTAAATTTGGTAAAAAAATAATTCCTCAATTGAGTGCATCGGTAAATTATAAAATATATGTTCAAGAATCTCTTTTTACGTCTGGAGATGGTTTGCCTATGGATTTTGATGATAATTTGAGCCCCACCGATGAGAATCAGGTAGCTGAATTAGCCGATTCCTATATCACATCACAACTTGCAGATGATGGTAGTTTTTTATTCATAAAAAATGATTATATTTTAGCTGATATTTTAGAAGAAAATACTAATTTTAAAATGGAGAACTTTGATATTGAAGTTTTTAAAATAGATTCTAGCGACAGCGGAGAAGAAGAGTTGATTCCTTTGACTTTTGCTAAAAAACAGAAAAAGCAGAAAATTGTCAATAATATTTTGCTTGACGAGGATGACGCGGAGGATGACGAAGAAATTATCTTAGAGACGACAAATGTTGAATATTACTTCGATATATATTGCGACTCTAACATCGATAAAGAAATAATAGCAAATTCTATCAGCGAAATCAAATCAAAAGGATTTTATACTGATAACGGCTACTCATCTGATCGCGCACCTAATGTAATAAAGGCAGTTGCAGATATTTACGGCACAAATGTAACTTCTGCTGATGTGGAGGACTGTAGCTGATGGGGTTTCTTAACGGTGCATTAAAAATTGATAAAACATCCATTACCAATGTAACATCTTCTGATTCTACCGAAGAAGAATATGCCATAGGCGTGAATATTTCCATCAACACCAGACTCATAGCAGAGGAAAATAAATTGATACCAGATTTGGATCTATCTTTGGGCCTCCCGCTGTATGTTAAGGTGATATATAATTATGGAGACCCAATATCCACGAGCGCCGCCGATTTTATCTCGTCGGTCGAAAAACCACCAGACCATTTTATAATTCAGACAAGAAAATTAGAATATCAAACATTTATAGGTGCTAATAAACTAAATCCAAGCCTATATACCATTAAAAAAGAAGACTTAAGGTCGGGTACAGTAATAAAATATCCTTTCTTATTTAAAACAACATTAAATAAGAGTGAAAATTTACAAATTATTGTTTTGCCGTATTTGGAATCAATTTTAGGAGAGCAGGGAGAGGTAGAGAGGCGTGGATTTGACCAAGCATCGGCAGCAACATTCTCAAGCAGAGAATATGATATTGCGATCTCCCAGACAGTCATAGAAAAGGGATCTCTGGCGCCAAAAAAATCAAGCATTGAAGATTTGAGGCAAAATTATTACAATAATTTGTTCAATTTCAACTTGTTTCGTGAAAAGCCTATTAAAAAGGCTAATATTTCTGACCTTATGCCCTCTTATGGCAAGAAAAATGAAATTAAGTCGATGTTTGTTTTTGATAAATTAAATTTTTTGAGAGATAACAGCACATTTGGCAAGATATTAAGTAATCCTAAAATAAAGCCAAAAATCAAAGATGAAATTATGTCAAGTTCATGCTTAAATAGTATTCGAATCTATAGGCAAAAACAAAAGAACACAAGAGATTTTAAAAACAACACGATAGCAGCCTCTAAAAACGAGATAAAAGAGCTTCTCATTGAAACGTTCGAGAATAACAACAAAATACAAGATGCCACGAGGACCTTTAGCACTTCAAATCTTCCAATGTCAAGAATTGGAGAAATAAGTCTGGGATTTCCTGAAAAATATTACAAGGTGATCGCTTTTAATGATTATGATACAGCCAACGATGGTAAATATGCATATTTTGTCGGGTTAAAGATGGAAGATGGTATTTTATTGTGGTTATTGAACTCATTAGAAAAACTTGTCGATGCACAAAATACCTTTAAAAATTATTATCTAGTAAAATATATAAATTTAAGTGCAAAGAGTGGTTCCACCGACTTCACCTTTATTGACACACCCGCCGCCGAAGTTGCCCTGATCAGCCAAAACATCGCCGCCATCAATACTCTGGTGGATATCTTAAGTACACTAAATTCTAATATTGATGTAACACCTGAATTACGATATGAGTTCCTAAATCTTTTAGTTTATGAAAAAACCACCCTAGAACTAATGAGATATGTGGATAATTTTGTAAATAAAATCTCTGTCTTCATTGGTTCATCGGCTCTAACTTCTCAAATAAATTTTTCATTATCTACTGGTTATGCAAAAGATAATGCACATTTATTCTTTTTGGAATTTCAAACAAAGTTTAATACAATTGTGAACTTTGATGAATTAAGAAATTTAAATTATGATTATATTAATATTACGGCGAACGATGACCTTGGAATTTCTTCAATGTCCGAGATAGATTTTGTCGATAGGTGTGGTTTTGAGTTTGGAAAATTAATAAAAAACCGCCCAGAATCATTTCGCGACTTATCAATTGAAATATATGGGGATACATTCTTCTCCTCACCGGGTCCATCCAATGAGTTGGGAAATTCATATTTTAATTTTGATCAAACTCGCTATTCCTATTTGGCTCCCAAAATAATAAGTGGTGTCGAGCTTACAAAGTTTAATATATTTAATAATGAAGTATTAAACAATATACATTATCAAAATAAACATAGTACGCTTATGGACCCCGACTTGTCTGTTTCTTATTTTATGCAACAACTTGGAATATCACTTCAAGCAAGATCTTTTTATGAACTAGAATCTAAAGCGGATCCAAAAAAAGAAGAAACCTATACTAACGCAACAAGTCTAGATGGGGTTGAAATGACTTCCTACGAATCAGAACCTGTGGAGTTGATAAAAGGTGAATTCGAAGGACCAACAGATACGAGAGATAGATATAGATTATTTATAAACGCCATCTTAAAGCAAGAAGAAGATTGGAATTTGAGCAAGGAATTTTTTAATAATATAGAATCTACTATAGCAAACTTATTCAACATCAAATTGGCCACATCCTTATCTGTCGGCTCTCAAGAACTAAAAAAAGTAAAAAATATGCCAAATCAAATCCGCGCTTTATTTGCCGGTAAATCCGACAAGTGTACCAACAAATGGTTGGCAACAGAAGGTGATTATTTTGATAATCCAGATACTTACTATATGATGAAAGAAAATTATATGAATTTAGTTAAAATAGAAATTTTACATAGCTTTGGAAACGATGTAAATGGAATACCAAGTTTAAAAATGCCACTATTTAGAAGGTTTAAGACGAATGACATAAATCAGGCAGGAAAGTTTCTCTGCAAACTATCGCTGTACGATGATCAGGCTTTCAAAGTTGGCATTGGATTTGAAGAGAGAAATTATCCCGATAGATATTTTCTCTTAAATCTCGCAGGCGCCGCAGAGATCTCTGGTCTCGATCTTGGAATTTCCGACCCCACCGGAGATATAACCCCAGAAGAAGAATTTAGTATCATAGATGTACCACAGTTTATAATTGATGGATTTACCAATCGAAGGGGAGGAAATTAAATGGCTGACGAAGGTGCAATTGCTAATAATAAAACATTTGTTTTAACTGATAATTTCAATTCCTCAACGGAACCTATTCGAAATGATTTAAAAAACTATTGGAGCACTCAATTTAGTGGCGAAGAGACCTTCCGGATTTTACAAAAATATAGTCTGGATATAGGTGACAAGTTCGGATTACCTACGAGTCAAGTTAATTACGAATATAAATCAATTCTTCCATCGCGCCAAAATATACACGGCCCTGGTGGTCTTTCCAGATTATTTCTTACCACCTATATCGAGACGATCGAAATAAGAGCTAAATTACCGGGCGATCACGCAGACGATAGTGAGACCACAGCCGATGATCCAAACCCAGATATTCTTTTTAAAAATTTCATAGAAAATAGTATAATTCCCGCAGAGAAGACAGTCTTTTATGATTATTATTTCGATATAGCGGCTCCCATAGAATATGTTTCAGATGTTGATAATATAAGTCTCATAGAGGGAACCGTTGATTATCGCTATAACTACGGATTAGAAAAATATGAAAGAGCAATAAATTCAGCCGAGGTTAAAGAAACCGAGATTGATAATTTTTATAACTTTTTTCAAGTTGTAAGTCAAGAAACTGACGTTACAAAATATTATAAAAGACCTTCCGAGGCGGCTCCCTTAAAATCTGAATATTCCATAGGAGATTACCTAATAAAAAGTGTTTCAGATCCATCCAAGGCTAGAACCACTGATTATAAAGATTTTTTCATAACTCAAAAATCCTACAAAGAAAGTACAGCCCTATTTCAGTATCAGGATGTATTTCCATTTTATAATATGATATCGTTTTCAAATCCACCGGGAACTTCGGAGTCTGATCGCGCACGGGATGCAATATTTGAAAATGATTTTACCACGGCTTTCTGCGATGCAATAAATATCGGCCTCTCAGAAGACGCACCAATAACTCAGTTATCTTATGCGGCTCTGGAAAGATCCTTTACCAATTCTTATCTTGCATCATCATATTTAGACGAAACTCAACAGGAATTCAAGGAAGTTTACGCACTAAAAGATGAAAATATCAAACTGATAGATGTAGATATATTGCTTCTAGCCCTATCCGCAGCGCCTGACATTTCCGAGGAAGATGCAAATAAATATATTTTAGAAGATAAATCGGGATATCTAGATATGACTGGAGGACGCTCAACGGAGCTTAAATATAGAGTCAGCCAAATTCATAAAAGAGGAACATCGGTCGCCTTAGCTTATAGGGTGGGACTTTCGGACATCAAAAAAGAGATTCAAGATCTTTTAGATAGCGAAACACGATCTTTTACACAGATCCTCTCCGGTAAAAAACCATATCTTTCAAATGTTATGTTCTACAGAATAGCTAAATTTGAATTTGGGTCTACAACACCAATCCAAAATTTCTGGATTCCAGCAGAAAGCATTTATCTTGGGCTGGACTATGTTGATACACAAGTAAAATATGGAAAGAAATACGAATACAAAATTTATGCCTACAAAATGACGATCGGATCCGAATACCAATATCGATTACAAAAACCCATTCCGCCGTCTATTTTAGACACTTTTGGAGATCAAGTCGGCCCGCTGATTGCTGAGGTATTTAAATTTGAGCGAGTATTAAGAAGCCTGCGAGGAATTAGCTCTGAGGATGCATTTGAATCTCCGGGATATGTTTATGATTTAGATCCAGAGTTCGTCCGAACTAAAGCAACAGAGGTTGCTGGTGGATCAACAGCAACGGGAGGTGTCACAACTGTTTCACACGACGTGACTCCAGGTTGGGATCTTTATTTTCAAGCTTATTATAATTTGAGGACTTTGTTTAATCCGGCATCTACATCTGAATACGGGGGCATCCTGGCCCTCGCCGGCACCGAGATATATCAAAGCCTCGATGGTGCCGACAAAACGAGGTTTATGACAAAATTTGACAGTTATGCAGATGCTATGGATGAAATTGCAAGAGTAGACGTATCGGGGGAGAAGAGTGACTGGACAGAACAAAATATGTCCATACTCGGTGAAGCCGGAACAGCTTTTTTGGAAATCATAAAAGAATTTCACGACGCACTCGTGGCGCTTCAAGGCCTCCAGGCCGTCCTCAAAATAGATCCGGAAGATCCCAAAGAATATAAATTAAATGTTTTAACCAAGCCTTCTCTCAAGTTTGTACAAATTCCTTATTATGAAAGCCGTGGAACAATATTAGACAATCCCCCCTTATTTCCGAATATTAATTTTATTACTTATAAGGGGAGAGATAGCAAACTATCTTTATTTTTAAATTCTAGCCAAGGAAGTCTCGAAGAAGAACCGATTACTTTTAGTGAAAAAGAGGAAAAATATTATACATTATTCCGAGAAGCAAGAAAAATGAACGATTTTCAAAAAATATTATTTAAATCTGATGAGTTTGAAAATCTTGCTGCCATTTTTGAAGTAAGAAGGTTATCAACTCCCCCAAAAAGTTATGAAGATTTTAAAGATGCGAATACTTCTATAATAACGACGCCATATGGTATAAATCATTTCGCTTCTGCCGCCGCCTTTTTGGATAATATAGAGCCAAATAAGAAATATTATTATATGTTCAGAGCCGTTGACAGAAGGGGAACCGCTTCAAACCCAACAGCGATTTATCAGGTTGAATTAGTTGAAAATAGCGGAGCCATATATCCACTTATAGAATCTTATGAAGTCGTGAAGGATTCGAAACAAACATTAAAAAGTTTCAAGAGACTATTTAATATACTTCCCAGACTTACACAAGTTTTACCGGATGTTTCAGCAGGTAGTTTTACCGAAGGGGGAGATATCAAACTTGGGCTTAAAGAGGAGCCCCTTTTTGGTAAGACATTTAAGATTAGATTAACTTCTAAAAAAACAGGAAAAGCAGTAGATTTGAATGTAAGTTTTGATTCAACTGTTGAGCGCGAATAATAAAAGAAAATGTTTTGGAAAAATTGATAAAATTAAACTATTTATTATAGGAAAAACATTTTAAATGAAAAAGAGGATTTATTAATGTCATTTTTAGATAATAGCGGAGACATCATATTAGATGCCGTTTTGACAGATGCTGGTAGAGAAAGATTGGCAAGAGGTGATGGAAGCTTCAAGATTACTAAATTTGCCTTGGGCGATGATGAAATCAACTATGAACTTTACGATCCCAATGATCTAAGGGGATCTGCATTTTATGATTTGGAGATTTTACAAACCCCAGTCTTGGAGGCATTTACGAACAATACTTCCTCTATGAAGTCAAAGTTAATCACAATTACCAGAACAAATGTTTTATATTTGCCCGTTTTAAAGCTTTTCACCCAAGGCGCGGGATTGGGTTTAAGTACTGTTACCGGTTTGGCCGGAACAATTCCCGTGTCAGTTGATACAACAACCAATGACTCACTCAATGGTACTACTACGTCAAAGTTTCTTTTTTACAATGCAGAACAGCCCGTTAAGCCAGCAGTCATAACCGATCAGGGATTAGACACCGACAGAATTCCCCCTACTGAATCGGGACTTCCAACAGATTTGTTTGAGACGCAATATTCTATTCAAATGGATAATCGCTTAATTAGCCTAACAGATGGCACCGGAACGCCCATTGCTGTTTCTTTTATAGATGATGATTCTATTGCTACATATTCGGTGGCTTATACAACCTCCGCAACTGATCCTATCCAAGATATTAGTACTTTTACCGGCGGCGCGGAACAAAGCTCGATAGAGGGCCCAAGAGGAACAAGATTAAAAATAGGACTTCAATCTAGTATAGATTTGCGAGATAGTACATATTTGTTTACAACACTGGGCAGTACCACGCTTGTACAGCCAGAGGGAGGGGGACTAAATACTACTTTTAATTATATTGATACAAATCTCAGAATTATTGGACTCACAACGGGATATAGAATAGATATTCCGATAAGATTATTGAAATTATAAGGACTAAAATATGGCTACCACCTTTAAAACATTAGTATTAGATAAAGACATTGCAAATACTCGGACATTACTTCACGAAGCAATTCCGATTACGGGAACAATAATTTCTGGTACATATGAAGACGAAAACATTAAGAATTATGCACACGGGATGTTCCAGAGTGTTTATGATTATCCTTATTTAAGCTCATCTGCAAATCACATTTTTGATTTGACAGTCGGCTATTCATCGGAGTCTGGATTATCCAGTTCACTTTCCGTTCAAAATGCCAAAAAGATCAATATTTATAATCAAATGGCGCAAGTTTTGGCTGGATATGATACTAATGGTGACATTCGTAGATTTGATAGAGATGGAAGCTATTCTACTGCTGGTGATAATTTGAATGAATGCGTGTTTATTAATTTTTCACGCCTTTTGACAAAGGACGAAATCAAAAAACAATCGTTCTTTCTTTCTTTTGCCACAGGCGGGGCCCCGAGCGCACCCGATTTTTCTTCCCTAAAGACAATTTCTGATTATGGAGCAGGTAGCGATTATAGAACAAATTCTCCAGCAGGAGATTATGGAATTCTATATACAAGTTCAGCCCCCCCAAATTCCGGTTCTGGCGTCGGCTTGCTTTATTATCAGGCTGGAATCGCCGTTTTGACCGCATCTATATTTGATGGCGAGTTTGGTGCTCCAGGTGCAACTTATGATACCGCTTCAATTGATGCAGTTTTGACCGGAACAGAAATTTCTTCTGCATGCGATGGTGTTAGAAACAGATGGGATGATCTTGATTTTAATAACACCACGGAATTGAACAGTACCATTTACTTCTGTCGTGCAAGTACAAATGAATTTAATTACAGCGCAAACCCAACATATCTTAATGGAAGCAAAATAAGAGTAAAAAATATTTCCACAGACAATCCTGCGGCTTATATTACCACAATTGGGCTTTATTCTGATGATAATGAACTTCTTGCTGTTGCAAAAGTTTCAGAACCTCTGAAAAAAGATCCCACGAATGAATTAACTCTTCGTGTAAGATTAGATTATTAATAGTCAGTTGACTATTTATTAATGATATGACATTTAAAAAGTTTGAGGACAAAGATATACTTTATAATGTTCTGGAAACAAATCCAGAGCAAACATTTGAAATATATGATTCAAATGTATACTGGAATAATCAAAAACAAATAAGTGGGCAATTTACTGCCCCTGTTCCGTGTGTGGAAACAGGGTTTGTTTCTTTATTCGAGATCAATGTCGACAGAAACGAGACCGATACAGGATTAATTTATCCGTTTGTCACAAAGGGTGGAAGTCGCATTGGAACAAAAACAATTTCCACTACCACTTTTAATAGTGATTTTTTATATGGAGATACAATAACCGGTAGCTATCCTCTTTCATCGAGCATTAAAAGGAATTTTTATCAGCTAGGCCAGTCGCGCCCAGAAGTGGACGCCCTTAAAAATACTTTAAATTTTTATACAAGCCTAAGCCGACAATATCAATATAGCTCTTCTTTTGGGAACAAGGGAACACAGCCGCTTAATCTAATTTCTATTCCATCAATTCTTTATGGAAGCTCAGTAAAGAAAGGAGGATTAGAATTAAGTTTTTATATTTCAGGAACCCTCATCGGAACTCTAAAAGATGAGAGGCAAAATGGAGAAATGGTTCAAACTGGTCCCGCAGGAAGCACCGGATCGGGATCCGTAGCTGGTGTAGCCCTGTATAATGAGGGGTTTGTTCTCTTAACTGGATCTTGGTATCTTGAAACAGGAATTGCCAGAAATTATTTGAATGATGGAACCAATCTTATGACATCTTCGTGGCTTTTCTTTGGAGTTGGCGCGAACGATGGAATTCCATCGGGAATTATTCCATCTTCTAGTTATTCATTTAATATGAAGGGTGTTAATAGTATCCCTACATTAACTATGTTTGCTCATGCAAATAAAATAGAGATGAATCACTCCAATAATCCAACATATATTGAATATGGACAGGTTGAGGCACCTTTAACTGCATCCGACATTTATAAAGAAAACACTAATCTTTCTATTAAAAACATAGTTAGCTCTTCTTATACAGATCCAGCAGGATCTTTTGAAAAAGTAACTTATATATCAAAAGTAGGCATATATGACGAGGATAAAAATTTGATTGGAATCGCAACGGTTGCAAATCCTGTCAAAAAAACACAAGACAGGGATCTTACCTTTAAACTCAAATTGGATATTTAATGATTTTAGGACTTGATATAAGTACAAGTATTATAGGCGTCTGTATCCTCGAAAATGACAAAATAATTTATACAGACTATGTTGATTTACGCAAGACTGGTTCATTCTTTGAAAAAGCCAGAAAAGTAGAAACAACTTTAAAAGAGGTTAAAGAAAAGTACGATGTAAAACACATTTTTATAGAACAAGCTCTCATGTTTTTCCGAAGAGGCGGCTCGACTGCCAAAACTATGTCAATTCTTCAACGATTTAATGGCATTATATCTTGGATGTGTTATAATATATATGATATGGAACCGAACTATATAAGTCCGATCAGTGCTCGCTCTAAATGTGGCATAAAAATAGCCCGAGGCAAGAAGGCAAAAGAAGTTGTTATGGAACACTTCATTGAAAGTAAAGAATTTGAGATTATTTATACCAGATTTGGGAATGTTCAAAAATATTGCTATGATATTGCAGATGCAATTGTTGTTGCCCGCGCTGGACACTATTTATTACAAGGGAAATAGTCTAAAATGTCTAAAATGAAGCTTATTATGGAAAATTGGAGAAATTTTGAAATAAATGAAGGATGGAGAGAGGAAGCAGCAAGCCAAGATAAAGAAGAAAAGGCCAGCCAGTCAAGAGAACAAATGAAGTCCGGAAAATTAACTTGGAGACAGTTGGATCAGGCGCTGAAAATCGCACAAGCAGTAAAAGCTGGCGAACTTAGTCGAGAAAGACAAAAGCAGTTGGCAAAAGATTTGGGCAGCGATGTAATGGACATCGTGGCCTCATTTGTGCCAGTCATCGGCGGCCTCGTCGCCGCAAAAAACATCGTAAATAGAGTAAGGGGGATTTATAAAACTTATGGGCAGGAGGAAGACGAGGTTACAAAAGCAAATCCAGTTTTAGACGCATTCAATCTCGATGACGGTCTTCAAAAATTAGTTGATGATGGTTTAGAAAAAGAATTTATGGAAAAAATGTTCAAAGATGTCGAAACACAAATAAAAACCAATCCTGATGCCCCCATACCAGATATTGATATTATGATAAAGAAGTTTGTCAATAATAAAAACTTATTTGGAAAAACCGGATATGCTGTCGAAGAGCCAGAGTAAAAAAACTAAAATAGTTCTTGACAAAAAAGCACGATCGTCGTTCCTCGCGCATGGCACTACTTATTACAGGAGAATCTAAAAAATGTCCGAAATGCGCCTTTTGATGGAAAAGTGGCAGAAATATATGAAAGAAGAAGAAGAAGAAGAAGAAGAGCCACCATCTCCGCAAAAAATAAAAGATCTAGTGAACAAATTTGGAGTGACCAAAGAAGACCTCGAACGCGCCCACGAGATGCTTGCTAAACTTCAAGGAGAAGGAAAATCTCCAGAAGAGATCGCTGAATCTGCCATATCTACATTGAAGAAGTTGGCACAAGGATCAACATCGGCCTCAATGCAAGAAGGTCGTTGGAATCCTTTTGACCGTCATGGTGATGTTGAAGAGCTTTTTGGACAAGAGGGCACAGATATATTAGACTATGAGAAATCCATGGCGCGAAAACGAAAATTAATGAAAATTATGCCAATACTGGCCGGCCTAGCTCTGGTCGCCTCAGCGACTGTAGGCGGCGGATATGTGATTAAAGCTATGAATGAGATGCACCAAATCCGCATCGCAAATGAAGTTTACGAAAAAGAAAGAAAAGCCGAATTGCAGCGCTATAAAAGCTTTTATAATAATGAGAAATCCATAAAATCCCCTGAGGACCTCCCAGCCGAAGGGTGGGAAATGGCACCCGCAGGACAAAGCGGCCAATATGCTTATATACCAGCGAAATCCCTATCTGATGATTTCCTGCTTCCTGGATCACAAATGACTGTGGCCGACTTTAGGGCGAAAATTAGCGGAACCGATCCGATGCCACGAGAGCAATTTTATTCCGAATCCCGCGAAGGGGCAGGTCCGGGCTATTTTATGGACACCACAAAGAGGCTCCGAGGGGGAATGGCTCCTACTGGTTGTAGGGAAGAGAAAGACCCGGAAACAGGGGAGGAAACAAGAGTGTGTACAGGGCCATCTTACAATTTAAGAGAACTTGAACAACTTGAAGCATATATTCACGGCGATATTGGCCAACATGGATATAAGACGCAAGGACGATATGGCTCTGGCTTGGCATCACACCCCGACCTAAGAGCACAAATGTTGCCTCTTGAATGGTCAATAGCCCATGATATTTATGAAACTACAATAAAAAGAGTAATGACTGGAATGATAAACGGCACCCCTGAAGAGCGCCTAGCCATAACAAGCGAAAATGGATTTGATAATCTTGAAGAGTTCCAGATAGCGCTGGCCAAAAAATATCAGGATGCTACCGGAGAAAGCCAAAGTGAAGTGGTAGACATGATGATTGACGCCATGGGCGCCGCAGACGACAACCGCGATGCAAAAATAAATAAATAAAAAGCTTGACTTTTGATGCTAAATCTATTATAATATAAGTAATGGAGAAATCTTATGAAAAAAAAATGTTATTTAGCTTTTTGGATAGGTTTAATACTCTTAAACGGTTTGGTTTGGGGATTTTATCTTGGTCAAAAATATACCATGTACCAATATAGCCGTATATTACCATTCTGTAATGTTGAAATTGAATGAAAGAAAAAATCTCTCTATTATCAGACATTCTTGGATCTTATTATGAGTCAAATGATGAACATCTTTTTCAATGCCCCTACTGTAAACATCATAAAAGAAAATTTTCTGTCAACATTAAGCGCGGAGTTTATAAATGTTGGATTTGTGATGCAAAAGGTCGAAGTCTCTATCGATTAATACGTCGATTTGGATCTTTTAAGCAACGAGAAACTTGGAAAGCTCTTTCGGGAGAAAAAACAGACTTAAATGGGTTTGATAACCTCTTCGAAGAAGACGAGAAAGAAAATTTTGAACAGATATTACAAATGCCACCAAGTTTTAAGAGTTTGTGCGGCAATAAGAGGTTCCAGACACCCCTAAAATATCTTAAAGATCGCGGAATTGATAAAAAAGACATCTTAAAGTGGAAGATGGGCTTTTGTTCCGATGGTCCGTATAGGGGAAGAATTATTATCCCGTCTTTTAACGAAAACGGTGACCTTAACTATTTTATTGCGAGAACATTTACCGACAACTACAAAAGATATTTAAATCCCCCAGTTAGTCGAGATATCATATTCAATGAATTATACGTTGATTTTGATAAGGAGGTAACAATTGTTGAAGGTGCATTCGATGCCATTAAAGCCGAGAACGCGATTCCTATTTTGGGATCAACGATTAGAGAAACATCGAGAATATTCAGAAGAATAGTTCAAAACGACACACCAATTTTGTTGGCACTAGACCCAGATGCAAAATACAAAGCCGAAAACATCAAAAGATTGTTTTTGAAATACGGAATTGAGATCCGTGAAATACAATATGATGACGAGAGGGACATAGGTGATATGTCCAAAGAAGAAGTTAAGAATTTAAGTCAGAATGCACCGCTTATTAAGGAAGAGGATTCCTTGGTTTCGGCAATTTCTAATTTATAGGAGAGAAGTTTGAGAATTGCCCACATTGCAGACACACATATTAAGAATTTAAAGTATCATTATGAATACAGAATTATTTTCAACGAGCTATATGATATTTTAAGAAGGGAAAAGCCAGATTATATCGTTCATTGTGGTGATATTGCTCACACAAAAACACAAATTAGTCCAGAATTTGTCGAAATGTGCTCTGATTTTTTGAGTAATCTCGCTCATATCGCACCAACTTACGTCATTCTGGGAAATCACGACGGAAATCTGCGCAATAGTAGCCGTCAGGATGCCCTCACACCTATCGTGGAGGCCTTAGCTCACCCAAACCTATATTTGCTTAAGAAATCGGGCGAAACACCTCTATCGGCGAATGTAACACTAAATATTTTGTCTGTTTTTGATGAGGAGGGGTGGGTTAAACCTTCGGATCCGAGCAAAATTAATATTGCTCTTTATCACGGATCCGTTTCCGGTGTTGTCACTGATACAGGCTGGGTTATGACTCATGGAGAGCACCCTATTGAGATTTTTGAAGGACATGATTACGGCTTATTGGGAGATATTCACAAAACTGACCAAAGACTTGATGCCGAAGGTAAAATTCGCTATCCTGGATCCACAATCCAACAAAATCACGGCGAAACAAACGACAAGGGATTTTTACTATGGGATATTCAAAGTAAGGAAGACTTTACTTGCCAACATTTTAATATTAAGAACCCAAGACCCTTCATGACCATCGAATTGACACCAAAAGGTAAGATGCCGAGAAGTGCAGCCAAAAATATTCCGCAATCTGCTAGACTTCGATTGGTCTCAAACAACAATTTACCCCTCGATGTAATGAGGAAGGCAACAGAGGTGGCAAAACGAAGGTTTAAACCAGAGAGCATTACCTTTTTGAACCGAGCAACCGGAGAAAAAGGAGATATCCAGAATATTACAGATGGTTTAGAGACTGAAGACCTTAGAAATATTCAAATTCAAGAGGAACTCATTAAAGAATACTTGAAAGATTTTGAGGTTGACGATGAATTGATGCAAAGGGTCATTAATTTAAATTTAAAATACAATAAGATTGCCGAGGAGAACGAAGAGGTCTCTCGAAACATCAATTGGAGGCTTCGATCTATTGAATGGAGCAATTTATTTAATTATGCAGAGGGGAATAGCATTAATTTTGATAGCCTAGAGGGTATCGTCGGCATTTTCGGAAAGAACTTTTCTGGAAAGTCGAGTATTATTGATTCAATCTTGTATACAGTGTTCAATTCAACATCAAAAAACGACAGAAAAAACCTAAATATTATAAATCAAAATAAAAAAGTCGGATCCGGTAAAGTTAAGATCTCTATCGGAGATAAGGATTATTATATTGAGAGAAATTCAGAAAAATATACTAGAAAATTAAAAGGATCTGTAACTCAGGAAGCAAAAACAAATGTAGAATTCACAGTTTATGATCCTGCACTTGGAGATATGGAGAGCCTCAATGGTTTGACGAGAAATCAAACTGACAAGAACATTAGAAAGGTTTTTGGAACATTGGAGGACTTTCTTTATTCATCAATGGCCTCTCAACTCGATTCTCTTACCTTTATTAAAGAAGGTTCAACAAAGAGAAAGGAGATTCTTGCCAAGTTTCTTGATTTGGAATTTTTTGAACATAAATTTCGATTAGCCAAAGAAGATGCATCCGATACTAGGGGCGCTCTAAAAAAATCAGAGGGAAGAGACTTTAATAACGATATTTTATTTGCACAAGAAGAGCTTGAGAATGCCAACAACGATCTTGAAAGGAAAAAACACCACTGCGAGACTATCAAATTCAACATTTCTCAATGTAATAAAGAAATAGGAGAAATAAATGAAAAGATAAAGTCAATTCCTGCCGAAATTATAGATGTTATGAAAGTTCAACAAGAATTAAATGACAAAAAGAACCAATTAATCTCCGTTTCAGACCAAAATAGTGAGTTTTATATAGAAAGAGATGCAGATAAGGAGAAATATCGAAAGATTCTTCTTTTTTTGGGAGAATTTGATAAGAAAGCCCTCTTTGAGAAACAGGAAAGGGTTCATGAATTATTAAATCAACTAGTAATCTTAGAAAATTCATTGAGTGTAGAAGAGGAAGAGCTTAAAAGAAATAAAAACAAGCTTCAGTTGCTTCAGGGAATTCCCTGTGGTACCGCACATCCCAAATGTAAATTTATTAAGGATGCATATGTTTCTAAAGCAACCATTCCGCTCAACGAAAAAGAGGCCGAGAACCTCTCGGGGCAAATTGATGACCTGAACGACGATATTGAGGAGATTAACCCCGATGAAGTTGAAGATCATATAGGAAAATACAATGAAATTGTTAATAAAAAGAATGCACTGTCCAATAAAATAACAAATTATGACCTTAAAATAGAGAAAAATGTTAGTATCATTAAAAACTTGATGTCTGAAATAGAAATATCAGAAGAAAAGGTCTCAGAATATGAACTAAATAAGGAAATTATTGAAAATCTGGGGAATTTGTCACAAAAGTTAAGAGGCTTAAAAATCAAATCACAAAATTTTCAAAGCAATCATGAAAAGTGTACATCATCTATTCTGGATATATATAAGTCTGTCGGATCTTTAGAACAAAAAGTTAATAATCTGATAACTCAGAGAAACGAATACCTTGATTTACAGGAAGAATTCTCTTCTTATGATCTTTACCTGCGCTGCATGCACCCAAATGGGATAGCCTATGATGTTATTAAGCGCAAATTACCCGTAATCAATGATGAGGTTGCCAAAATCCTGGCAAATATCGTTGATTTTGAGGTTTTCTTCGAGGATGACGGTAAAAGACTTGATATTTTCATCAAACATCCACGCCACGAACCTCGTCCGCTAGAAATGGGGTCTGGAGCCGAGAAAACAATTGCCGCCATGGCAATTCGCTTGGCTCTGTTGAGTGTTTCTTCTCTTCCAAAGTCGGATTTCTTCATCCTTGATGAGCCAGGAACTGCCCTAGATGAAGAAAATATGCAAGGATTTGTTGATATCCTGGATTTGATTAGATCTTATTTCAAAACAGTCCTTCTTATCTCCCATCTGGACAGTCTTAAAGATTGTGTTGATATGCAAATTGTAATTGACAAGAAAAATGGTTATGCCTTTATTGAACAGTGAGACTAATTATAGAGTATAAAAGGAGGGTTTATGATCATGGTAGAAACAGCAAAAGGTGTAATTGATATCGCACTTGAAAAGATGGTTTCCCGAAAATTGCTTGTTTGGGCGGCCGCCACTGGACTTATGTTTACTTCTCATATCGATAGTGGCGATTGGCTCATTCTGAGTGCACTATATATCGGTGGCCAGTCTGTAATTGATGCGATTGTTAAATTAAAGGGAGTTTAAAAGGTGAAGTTAACAGAATCCCAGTTAAGAAGGCTCATCAAAGAGGGGCTTAATGAAATGATCAGCGATCAAGAAAAGGAAGAGGAAAGAGACAGTCTTGAACACAAATTCAAGGTTGATGGAATTATGAAAAGAGCTATAGAACTCTCTCGTGAAAATCCACTATCTGATAGTGTTGGTCATATAGCCACCAAAAATATATTTTTGACACACCTTCAAGATATTAATTTTGATTGGGCTTCCCCTTCTGCTACAGAAGACGAAGTAGAAAATATATTTCGTCAATGGCACCCAAGGATAAAATAAAAAATTGATTAATATCAACATTGGAGATTTATTTAAGTCGGTCGGCATGTTCTTAATTAAAAACTGGCAAGGTGTCGGCTTGGTTATTATGATTATCCTCTTTTTTATAACAAAAAATGATTATTCATCACTCAAAAAGTCGATGGATGTAATGAGTACAAGCTATGAAGAGCAGATTGCAACATTGGAAGCTCTCCACCAAAAAGAGTTGGCCGCCCGAGAAGAGGCTATAGCCAAATTTGAGCGTGATCTGATAAATCTGACAGAAAAATATAATGAGTCGGTAGCCGATTTAAGCAAAAATAAAGAAAAAGACATAAAAAAGTTCATCAGAGATTTCGACGAGCAGCCAGAGGAGTTGGCCAGAGAAATTGAGGAGGCTTTTGGATTTGAATATGTGGAGTAAAATCACATTATTGTTTCTTTTTGGTTTTTTAAATTCAGCACAAGCTGCCGATGGCAAATTTACCTTTATTCAAGAAGGAAAGGCAGCACCCTTTACTGGAACATTATTTGATCCCGAGGCAACAGCCAGATTATTGGCAAATCACAAGTTTCTAAAAGAAGAATATGATTTAAAACTCGGATTCGAACTGCAAAAGCAAAAAGCACAATGCCAACTTAAAATTGATCAACTAAATATTACAATTGACACAGAAAGAGAAAGATTCAATTCAACATTAGTTTTAAAAAACACAGAAATCGAGCAATTAAACAAGATCATCCGAAAGAAGCCTGGAAAGAACGCCCTTATTTGGGGTGTTATCGGAGGCTTTGCAATTGGTGTCGGGGCAACTATTGGAATAACATATGCGGTGAATAAATGAAAAAAGACTTAAATGAAGTTGCCAAATATGAAAATGCTATTTCTAAGAAATATGGGAAAGAAGCAATACAGCACCCAAAAGCCGACTGGGATGATGAAAAAGAAAAAGATTATCAGCAGCAAATCCGCGAATTACACAAAAAAGAAATAAAACATCGAGAAAATAATGAAAAAGTAGAAGTTGATGGAGTTTTAATATCTAAAAAACTAATTAATAAAGACAATAATAGGATTTGTCAAACATGTCGTTCTTATTCTTTTGATTCGCGTGATGATGTTTATATGACAAAATTTGATTGTTGTTTTAAGTGCTACATTCAGTGGGTCGAAGGTCGCGAGGAAAGGTGGAAGTCTGGATGGCGCCCCGAAAAGGAATAAAATAATGAAACTTACAAAATTTCAATTGAGAAAAATTATCAAAGAAGAGATTGGAAAGGTTATCGAAGGCGCGCCCTCTGACGCTTTCGGAGATACGGAAGGAGAAAAATATTGGGGAAAGGCTGCTGAATTGGGTGGTGAATCTGGAGAGCTTCCAGATCTCGGGACATCAAAGACTAGTGCTAGAGATGCTCTTCTTGCCATCGGTGCTCTGGCACTGCAATCTGGAATGACAAAAGAAGAGGTCCTAGAGGCCCTAACTCAGAGTCTATAAAAAGGAAAAAAATTATGAAACTTACGAAATCACAGTTGAGAAAACTCATCAAGGAAGAAATCAAAAATGTCTCCGTTCGGCGCCCTCACCTTCGTGGTAAAATTAAGCTTACAAAATCACAATTAGCTAATATCGTTAAAGAAGAAATTAATAATTTGATGAAAGAAGGGTGGGGAGATTATTTGTCTGCGGCTAGCACATTGAAGGCCGACGCTGACGCCGAAGTGGCCACAAAGCTCGCCGACGACAAAAAACACTTCCAAGACCAGATCATCGATGAACTCCCGGCTCTTTTTGATCCCAATTCCGAGTTGGAGCACGCTTTTGTACATGTGCAAGAGGAAGACAGCAAGGGTAGTGTCCAGAAATATCTGGAGTCCCACGGGGAAGAATTGGCCAAACAAATGGTAAATCACCTTCGTGCGATTTTTGCAGGAGACGCTCAATATACAGAAGAGCCATGGCTGGCAAAAACGTTGCCAGTCCTGAATCAGATCTACCGCGAAGAAGATGAAGTTGCGTGGTTCAGTCAGAGTGTGGAAGAATACATCAGGAACATTCTCCTAAGGCCTCCCGGCTCCGAAAGGAGTGATATCGAGGATATGATCAAAAACAAATATGTAAACCCGGAGGACCCGGGCCTTACCGGCGCCCACCTGGCTCAGTACAATTCTTATAAAAAAGAAAAAGGAATTAAATAAATGGCTACAACATTAGAAATTATTACAGGGATTAATCAGGCAGCAGCAAATGCCTACGATGGATCCCACGACGAGCGCTTCGTAACCGGAGATGTCAAAAAGATTGGTCTAAATCGGGAAGAGGGCTGCCCAATCATTGATAGTCGGGTTTCTGATGGTTTCGGCGTGAAAATTGTCGGAGACATGCTCCAAATTAACTATGAATCAAATGTTGCCCTGTCTTCTGTTTATGCAGTTGGCTTTGAGGAAGAATGCGAACGCAAAATTCAACAGATCGCAGACTTTTTGAAGAAGGAATATAAGGCTATCACTGGAAAATCACTCTCAATCACTCCACAAGGCGAAGCAAAGTGCCTTGTCCAGAATACATCAAGAGTGAGAACATTTGTGACAGCACACAAGATGTACAAGATTGGCGGAATGAAGCAGGTTACCACCCTTGGTGAGGCAGTGACCGACACGATGGCTGTCAATTACCACAAATTCTTAAAAGAAGGCGGATTCGCCAAAGAATAAACAATGTCATACACACTCTCCAAAAAGGAAATAGTAGCTGAAATACTAAAGTGTGGAAAAGATCCGATCTACTTCGTAAATAATTACGCAAGAATCTCACACCCGATCAAAGGTCTTATTCCATTTAAGACTTATGACTATCAGGCTGACCTTTTAACAGATTTTAATGATTACCGCTTTAATGTAATCCTCAAAGCACGCCAGTTGGGCATCTCAACTATTGCTGCTGGCTATATTGTTTGGATGATGCTGTTTCATAGAGACAAGAACATTCTTGTTATGGCCACAAAATTCAAAACAGCGGCCAATCTTGTCAAAAAAGTTAAGGCAATTATGAAAAATGTCCCAGACTTTCTTCTTATCGCCAATATATCAATTGATAATAGGGCATCTTTCGAGCTTTCCAACGGTTCACAAATTCAAGCAGCCTCAACTTCCGGCGATGCTGGTCGTTCCGAAGCACTTTCTCTTTTGGTGATTGATGAGGCCGCACACGTTGAAAACCTAAGCGAGCTTTGGGCCGGCCTGTATCCTACAATTTCAACTGGTGGTCGAGTGATCGCTCTTTCTACTCCAAATGGTGTTGGAAACTGGTTTCACAAGACATATAGCGAGGCAGCGGAGGGGTCAAACGACTTTCACCCCGTTGTGCTGAATTGGGACGTTCACCCTGACCGAGATCAGGAATGGTTTGAGAAAGAAACAAGAAATATGTCCAGACGAGAGATCGCTCAGGAGCTTGAATGTAACTTCAATACATCGGGCGAGACAATTATTCATCCGGATGATATCGCGTGGGTAGAAACGAACGTTAAAGATCCTAAATACAGAACAAGTTTTGACAGAAATATGTGGATTTGGGAAGAATATAATCCCGAATGCACTTACCTCCTTGTTGCCGATGTCGCAAGAGGAGATGGGGCAGATTATTCTGTTTTTCACATCATCAAATTAGATACAATGGAAGTTATAGCAGAGTATCAAGGAAAACCCAGTTTAGATATGTATTCCAGCATTTTAATGCAGGCTGGCAAAGAATATGGTAATTGTTTGTTGGTTGTTGAAAATGTTGGCATTGGCATTTCCGTTTTGGAAAAATTAATTGAGTTGCAATATCCGAATTTATATTATTCGATAAAGGGTACCCATGAATATGTAGATAGCCACCAGGGAGCAACGAACAACTCTGCTGTCCCAGGATTTACAACATCTTTAAAAACCCGACCTCTTATCGTTGCAAAATTAGAAGAATTCATTAGAAACAAACTAATTAAAGTATATTCGGTTCGCTTTTCTAACGAATTGCGAACTTTTATTTGGCACAATGGCAAACCTCAGGCGATGAGGGGATATAATGATGACCTTATTATGGCATTAGCAATTGGTTGTTGGGTGAGGGATACAGCATTGAGTGTTAATAAGAGAGAATTAGAATATAAAAAGGCGTGTTTGGATTCCATGATTAGAGTTAATACAAAAATTAATACAACAATCCCAGGAATGCAGGGATATAATAGAAAAGAAGCATTAGATGAGAAGATGTTTAAAGCAAAAGAAGATTATGAACAATATTCTTGGTTAATAAAAGGATAAAGAATGGCCGACCAAAAGAAAAACCCCAATAACTCACAATCAGAACTTTTTAGGAGATTAACGAGATTATTTTCGGGTCCAATCGTAAACTGGCGTACCCAGATGAATCGAAAGATTCGAAGAACGGCGCTTGACAAATATTCAACAGATTTCAGATCAGCAAGTGGTCAACAATTTAAAAAATCAGAATATAGCCCCTTTGATGTCATGCATTCGAAGATCATGGCTCAACAAAATAGAGCCGAGAGATATATTGATTATGAACAAATGGAATATATGCCAGAATTGGCCTCCGCAATGGATATTTATGCTGATGAAATGACAACACACTCTGCTCTTTCTCCTATGATGGATATTGAGTGCCCAAACGAAGAAATCAAAGCGGTTCTTCGCTCTCTTTATGAAAATGTTTTAAATATTAATCATAATTTGTTTGGATGGTGTCGCTCAATGTGCAAATTCGGAGATTTTATTCTTTATATGGATATTGATGACCGTATCGGTGTAAAATCTGTCATCCCAATCCCACTGAAAGAGATTGAAAGGATGGAAGGCGAAGATCCTACTAATCCAAACTACGTCCAATACCAGTGGAACTCTGCTGGTATGACTTTTGAAAATTGGCAAATTGCTCATTTCCGAATACTTGGAAATGACAAATATTCCCCATATGGTACCTCCGTGATGGAATCTGCTCGACGTATTTGGCGTCAGTTGGTTCTTATGGAAGATGCAATGATGGCTTATCGGATTGTCCGTTCAGCAGAACGAAGAGTTTTTTATATCGATGTCGGAAATATTGCCCCGCAAGATGTAGAAACCTTCATTCAAAAGACAATTACATCTATGAAACGAAATCAGGTTGTTGATGCGAATACGGGAAGAGTCGATTTGAGATATAACCCTCTTTCGGTTGAAGAAGACTATTTTGTTCCAATTAGAGGAGGAGAATCATCTAAAATTGAGTCACTTCCTGGCGGTCAATTTACTGGTGATATTGATGATGTGAAATATCTTCGAGACAAAATGTTCTCTGCGATAAAGATACCGTCCGCATATTTGTCAAGTGATACAGAAAGTGTGGAGGATAGGACAACACTTGCACAAAAAGATGTTCGCTTCGCAAGAACCATCCAAAGACTACAGCGCTCTGTTATTGCCGAGTTGGAAAAGATTGGAATCGTTCATTTATATACTTTGGGATTTAGAGGCGATGATTTAGTAAGTTTCCGATTAAAGTTAAATAATCCATCCAAAATTGCCGAACTTCAAGAATTGGAGCACTGGAAATCAAAATTTGATATTGCCAGCGGCGCCACCGAAAACTTTTTTAGCCGTCGTTGGATTGCTCAAAACATTTTTAGTCTTTCCGAAGAGGAGTTTGTTAGAAACCAAAGAGAAATGTTCCACGATAGAAAATATGAAGCAGAACTTAATGCCGCAGCAGAATCTGCCGGCGAAGCCGCTGCTGGAGGGATTGGGGATCTCGGCGGCGGTGATCTTGGGGATCTTGGCGGCGGTGATCTTGGGGATCTTGGCGGCGGTGAAGACCTTGGGGATCTTGGCGGCGGGGATCTTGGCGATCTCGGCGGCGGTGAAGACCTTGGCGGTGAAGAGGGGGGAGGCCCCCTTTTGGCAGCCCCAGCGAAGCGAAATGATGATCGTGACGATAGAAACCGCCGATATACTAAAAATTCTTTAGGAAAAAAGGCCAAAGGAAAGAGATATGTTCCCAAAGAATTAAGGGGACACGACGGCCGAAATGGGAGAGAACAAAACTATACAGCCATAGCATTCCCAAAGTCAAAAGAGATAGTACCGGGAATGGAAAATTTAATGGGTCTTTCTCGGGGTATTTACGAAACTAAACAACCTAATTATAATAAAGAAGAAGCTCTTTTGTTTGAAGCAAGCTCAAGAGTTAAAGATTTAGTCGCAGAATTAGAAAACTTGGAGATTCAAATAGATGAAAATGAAACACAATAAGAAGCGCAATAGCGCTTTTATTTTCGAGGTGCTAATCAGGGAACTGGCCAAAACCATTATGGAAAAAAATGATAATAAGAAAAAAATTATTATGAAGCTCATTAAGGAACACTTTAGGGGAAATACTGTTTTGGCTAAGGATATGGATATTTATAAATCAATTCTGGACACCAAAAACGTCGAGAGACATACAGCGGAAAGATTAATTTTCGAATCAAGAATGCAGAAAAAGACTATCAATCATCGAGAGCTTTTCAAAGAACAGACGGCGATAATCGACAAAATAAATAAATTTATATCTCCAGAGGCATTTTCCAATTTTATTCCAAATTATAGAGATTTGGCAACAGTTTTTCAAATTTTTAATCCAAAAGTAAAAACAAAACAAAGAGTATTGTTGGAAAATCATATGATCAACATTATGATTACCGAAGAAGAGCGCGAAAAAGAATTTTTAAAACCAATTGACAACCTAACTTATAAAACATTTGTTCAAAAGTTTAATGAGAAGTATTCTAATAAGCTAATAAAAGAACAAAAAGAATTATTGAGTAAATATATCGGTTCCTTTGCTGATCACGGTATCGAATTGAAGATGTTTTTGAATGAGGAAATCCCCAGACTTACAAATATCGTCAAAAATTCTCTTAATTTGAAAGAAATCAAAAATGATCAAGATATGGTGGAAAAGACAAAAAAAGTTATTAAAATTTTGGAAACGACATCAAAGAGAGTCTTGGATAATAAATTTGTTCATGATATTTTAAAAATTCAAGGTCTCGTTAAGGAACTGGCTTAAATGGCAATTACAATCCAGATTGGAAAAGCAGCGCGCCAAGAGAAAATTACTTTAGAATTAAAAGCTAGAAAATCTCTTGATGGAAATATTATGATCTTTGATCACGAAGAGATGGATATCGTAATTATGCCGACTAAGAGCAAGGTTGTAACTTTTGCCAAGAATGATTATTCTGAAACCGTTTACGAGGCTCAAAATAGACTATTTGAATTTTTAAAACGAAATGGTGTTGTCGAATATGAGTCAATCAGAGGAGGCAGCGTTTATGGATCATTGGAGGGTTTAATTCCGACTTCTAAAAATAAAGAAATAAATCCAGTAGATTATACAATTTATGGTATTTATAAGTTCTTAAAAGAAGAAAAACCATATTATGATTACATCGATGATTATGAACAAATGCTTGACAATTATTATACACATCCGACAGATCAAGACTCTACAGAACTTGGTGAAGTGCCGCAAGCCTCTGAAAAGGGTTCAATCAAGCCCGGATATACTTATCAGCCATATTGGATGAGCTACATGCTTGAAGGAAAAGAAAAATGAAACTTACATCAAAACAATTGAGAAAGATTATTAAAGAAGAGGTTAGAAACGTCCTGTCAGAAACTAAAATGATGGGCGGAATGAACCGGGAGATGGGCATCGGAAGAGGCTCAGAACCACAGGATACTAGATCTACTGCTGATTCTAGTAAATTATTTAATTTAAAACAACAATTGTTCGACAAGTTGGAGGCCGCGATTGAAGAAGAAGATGAAGATCATTGGCTTAAGGACATGCCCGCAGATGGTGAGGCTCCGGGATATGACGATCTTGAGTCCGACTTGATGGTCAGTGGAGATTACACGATCGAAGACTATTTAAAAGCCATAAAAGCATTTCTCACCAAATACGGCGAAGAGCAGTTTTTAGAAGCTCTGCGGTAACCAGTTGTCCCTCCTCTATTTCATCCTAACTGCCTACGGATTAACTCAATTAATCTGTTATGCCAAAATTTTTAATAAAATCCGACCAAGTGGCTACTTTTGGAGATGTCCAATGTGCACTGGCTTTTGGGTTGGTATTTTTTTATGTGGAATAAGCCCTTTTACGGAACTATTTACATACGAACTTAATGTTATGAATTTCTTTATTTGTGGCTGCCTAAGTTCTGGAACTTCTTATATCTTAAGCACGGTATTTGGAGATAACGGCATAAATCTACGAGGAGGTGATTAACATGTTTATAAGATATATGCTTCGAGGAGTCCGTCGTTGTAAAAACGGTTGTTGACTACTTTAAAGAGGGAAAAAAATGAGTAAAGTTTTATTGAGAGAATATTATGCTCTTTGTGAGGGGGGCGTTTGTCAAGATCTGCTGACAGAGGCCGAGAAGAGAGATATAAGAGAAAACAATGCCATGTATTTAACTGGCCTTATGCAGCACTGCGATGTCCAGAATGGCAATGGGAGGGTTTATCCTCAAAAGACCCTTATGAGGGAGGTTAAGACATACCAAAAGCTTGTCAAAGAAAAGCGAGCCCTTGGCGAACTTGATCATCCAGATGATTCTGTCATTAATTTAAGAAATGCTAGCCACATGGTTACCAATATTTGGGCAGACGGCCCAAAAGTTATGGGAACCGTTAAGGTTCTTAACACCCCAGCCGGCGGAATCCTAAGATCCCTCGTTGAATCGGGAGTCCAACTTGGTATTTCGTCACGAGGCCTTGGTTCTGTTCGTGAAAGCACTCAAGGAACAATGGTCGAGGATGATTTTCAACTTATTTGTTTTGATTTTGTTTCGGAGCCAAGTACACCAAACGCCTTCATGAATTTGCAGGAAGGCAAGCAATATAAAGAGCCAAATATTTTTACAAAAGCAGATAGAATTAATAGAGCTTTAAACAATATACTGGGAAATTAAAAAATGGAAATTAAACTATCTTCTTTGGTTCTTTTAAAAGAGTTTCTGGACTCTAGGGGCGCGGAAAAATTAGGTGCGAAACAAGTTGAGATCTTACAAAAAATATTAGATACCCTAGAAGGTATGGATATAAGCATCGATCAGCTTACTGCTTTGGTGGCCGGAACAGATGCCCTTAGTCTCCAAATAGGGCAAAATACATATGGTAGGATGGCACCAACACCAATGAATATCAAAAGATCCCCGTCCCCCCCGGCCGTTCCTAAGGCCGCCGCCGCCAATGAAGGCTGGTCAGATCATAAACAAACAAAATCCCTAACAGAAAATTGGCGCCATTTTATAGAAAAAAAGAGAAGAAAATGAAAAAGAATGAATTTAAGAAAATATTAAAACCTCTTATCAAAGAATGCATCAAGGAAGTAATCTTTGAAGAGGGTATTTTGTCAAATTTAATTAAAGAAGTCGCACTGGGTATTGGCTCTCAGCAAACAATCGTTGAATCCAAGGCATCAGAGCCAGAACACGACTTCTCAAGACAGCGTGTGGAACTCCAAGAAGAAGCACATGCTGCAATGACGGAAAAAAAGAGAAAGCTTGAAGAATCCCTCGGCAGCGGATTTAAAGGAATTTTTGAAGATGTTGAACCCCTCCACAAAGGGGGGTCTCCTGGCGGATCTCCGGCCCAGGGCCCTTTAGCAACTTATGCAGCAAACGATCCGGGTGTCGATATAAGTGGAATCATGGCAATTGGTGGCGGAAAGAACTGGAAAAACATGATTTAGATTGTCTTTCTGACTATTTATAGCGGAGGTTATAAGTGTCCAGATTTAGACCAAGCCCAAATTATATTTATGGTGGTATCACAGTTAATGGTGAGTGGAATGATGGTTACTTGGGGAATGACGAATATATTCCATTGCTCCCAACAGATTTTAATGTGCGGGAGTATAGTCGCACTACTACTACACAGAATAATGTTATAGAAGGCTTACAGACTACAACGACCCCACCGGGGGGCTCTGTTGTTCTTCCGTGCACTGATGGTGGATCATTTGCTATGAAAATCATTCCCCCTGGATATGAAGCATTCGCTTTCATTATTCACGGGCAAATTGCTCCTCTTTTTGATGTTGCGGCATATGGATCGCGCCTCACTACCGGTGCCAATCCGTCTGTTGCTTCGGGTAATCAAAATATAATACACACTTTTACTACTGCTGGCTCCGGAGACGGACAAACTTATGTTATTATAGAATTCGATCCGGTAAACGCCACCGATGAGATGTTTGGTGGTAAAATTTTCATAAGAAAAATACCTTGAGAGGTGTTTTTTGGTTCTCTTCTTCAAAAATGAGAACTATATAAATATAGGGGGGGATTAATTAATGTCAAGATTCAGAGCTAATAATAAGATTTTTGGTGGCCTCACGGTCGATGGCTCTTGGTCTGCCGGCTACTTGGGAAATGATGAATATATTCCAGTGTTTGGTTCTGATTTTAATGTTCGCGAGTATGCAACAACTGGTCGCCCTCAATCAACAGCTATCGAAGGTCAATATACAAATGGGACAGGAGGTGCTATCCGAATTCCTGCTGGCGCCGCCATGGGGCCCTCATATGCTATGAAGATTATTCCTAAGGCTTACGAAGCCTTTGCTTTTATTGTGCATGGTACTATATTTCCTACTTACAATGTCAGAGCTTTTAGTTCTACACTCGATAGCAACACCGTGACGAATCTTCAAGCTGCCCCCGGCGCGCAAAATACAACACATACTTTTACTAGTGTAGTTCCCGGAGATGGTTCCAATTATGTTGCTATATATTTCGAGCCAGCAAATATCAAGTCTGAGGTGTATGGTGGTAAAATTTTTATAAGAAAGAAAACATGAGGGGGATTAATTAATGTCAAGATTTAGACCAAGCCCAAATTATATTTCTGATCCCATCACAGTCGATGATGGCTGGTCTGCTGGTTACTTGGGAAATAGTGAGTATATCCCGTTATTGGGGACTGATTTTAATGTTCGCGAGTATGCATCAACTAGTCGCCCTCAATCAACAGCTATCGAAGGTCAATATACAGCTACAGTCGGCGCGGGTGCTATCCGAATTCCTGCTGGCACTTCCGCTGGTGCTTCGTATGCTATGAAGATTATTCCCAGAGCCTATGAGGCATACGCCTTCATCATCCGTGGGACCGTAACCCCTCTTTATAGCCTCAGGGCTTTTAGTTCCGCACTTGATAGCACGGCCGTGACGGATCTTCAGCTTTTCTTCGGCGCTCAAAATGTAATACATACTTTTACTAGTGTAGTTCCCGGAGACGGATCAAATTATGTTATTATAAGTTTCCAGCCGACGAATTCCAGCGATGAGGTGTTTGGTGGTAAAATCTTTATAAGAAAGAAGACATAAGGGGCGCGAATGTTAGAACAAGAATTTATTTTAGATGAAAATCAAAAAGAGCTTTTACTTAAAGGTTCAAAATACCAAGTGATGATGGAATGGGAAAAGCCCTATATGGAGGCGATTATTGATGAAATAAAGCCTACTGGTGATGTTCTTGAAATCGGATTTGGGTGTGGGTATTCGGCAACACAAATTCAGCACTATAATCCCAAAAGTCATACAATAATTGAATGTGACACTACAGTAATCCAGAGGTGCAAAAACTGGTCAGAAAAATATAAGAATATTAACATTATTCATAATACTTGGCAAAAAGCTTTATCTTCTGTGGGAGAGTTTGATTTTATATTTTTTGATGACTATCCTCTCGAAACATTTGAAGAGGTTACAAAAGAAAATTTATTACAATTCAGAGTAGATCAGGAAAGGCTCTATCTGTTTATTGATATTTGTTTAGATTGGCATATGAAGCCTGAATCGATCTTATCGTGTTATTTAAATTCTTCTGAAAGCAAATTCAATCATTCGCGCTGGAAGGACCTAATTATAGAGAACCCGAGAATTTTATATAAAGAAAAGATAATAGATATAGAAATCCCAAAAAATTGTAATTATTTTAAAGGAAACAACAAGGTTGTTATTCCGATAATTAAAAAAGTTGGATAAATTATGGAGATAAAATGTCAAAAAAACCAGTGAATATATCAGTCAAGCCCAGAGGCCGGAATGACACTCCGCAGAGAATGATAAAAAGATTTATAAAGAAGGTCAAAAAAGAAAAAATCTTAGAAACTTATCGTGAAACTTTGCGATATGAAAAGCCTTCTGAGAAAAGAAGGGAAAAAAAGAAAAGAAGAAAGCAAGTTCTTAAAAAACTTGCTGAGGAAAATAAAATAAAATAAAAGATAATTAAGTTTTCAAAACTAATTATAGAATGTTAGGAGTTTAATAAATGCCAATTTATGAGTACAGAGCAGGATTACAAAATGTCGGATCCTATCAAGTCGGCGGGACACCATATTTAACTGGAACTTTAGTCGATCCTGCAAACCCAAATTTGGGTGAAGTTAAAATTTCTTTTCCGAATGTAACAAAAAATATTTTAGTAACAAACACGAGTGCCAGTGTTCCAATCCGAGTTCATTTTAATTCTGCTGTAGATGGAAATGTTATTGGGGGGCATCACTATTTTACGTTGGAAGATAAAAAAGACAGTATAACTTTTAATCAAAAGTGTAAAGAAATTTATATTTCACTGGAAACAACCACCTCAACGGGATCCTTCGAATTGGTTGCTGACTTAACTGGAATTAAAGACAATGAGATGTTCGCCTTAACTGGGTCCGGACTTACAGATTAATTCCTTATAATAAAAACGGTCATTTTGTATTTCGAAAGACTATTTATTTGTGAGTAAATCTATAAGGGAATATATCTATGTCTTCATTACTAGAACAAGCGATAATTGATGCAGCAGCTTTAAAAGAGGCAGCCATTAAAAATGCTGAATCTGCAATTTTGAATAAATATTCAACCGACATTAAAGAGGCGGTGGAAAACTTGTTAGAGCAAGACGATGAGCTTGCCCTTGGTGTTGAGGATGGAATGGGATTATCTACTTCCTTGGAAGATAGTATTCCTCTTGCTGGTGCACCACCAGAATCAATCGATGAGCAAGAAATTGTATTAAGTATGGAAGAGCTTAAAGATATGGCCGAAGCTCTTGCTGATGCAGAAGGAGATTTGATTGGTGAACCATCACCACACGAAAATCTTGTTGATGATGTGCCGGGCGCCGAGCCACCCTCGTCCCAAGAAGCGGAGACTTCATCTGTCCCTGTTGATGTAACCTTGGAAGAGGAAATAAATTTAGAAGATCTTGATGAGATCTTGGAAGAACTCATCGTCGATATCGTTCCTGAAAAAAGCGGATGGGCTGGCACCCCCGGAACTATTATGGATTACAAAGAAGAATTGGCCTTGGCCCATCGCTCTGGAACAGAGGCACTAGCACAGGCAAAAGCATTGACACAGGCTGGAGAAAGACTTAGAGAGGCAAATAGAGACCTCAAATCAAAAAATACAAAAATGATAAAAGCACTCCAGATCTTAAAAGAAAGTTTTAATAAAGTTAATCTCTCAAATGCGAGATTAGTTTACACGAATCAGGTATTAACAGACAACTCCTTGAATGAGCGGCAAAAAAAGAAAATTGTCGAGGCTCTGTCAAAATCAGATTCTATTGAAGAAGCAAAGGTAATATTCGAAACTCTAAAAAGCGCGGTGGGAAGTGTATCAGGTAAAGCACGTCCACAATCACTACGCGAGACCATCGAAAGACCCTCTGCCACTTTACCTAGAAGAGCAGCCAGAACTGTTGAATCTCCGGAAGCGGACAGGATGCAAATACTGGCTGGAATAAAGACAAACAAATAAAGGAGATTTTTAAAATCATGTCTATACTTAAAAAATTAACTGAAGGTATTGTTCGTCGCGATCTATCTAAAGAAGGATCTGCTCTTCTCTCCAAGTGGGAAAAGACTGGACTTTTAGAGGGACTCGGGAACGAACGTGCTAAATATGGGATGGCAGCATTGCTAGAAAACCAAGCGAAGGAACTACTTCGTGAGGCTTCTACTATGGCTGGTTCACCCTCTGGAGATGTTGAAGGTTTTGCTTCCGTCGCCTTTCCTATTGTCCGTCGAGTATTCGGCGGCCTAATCGCTAACGATCTTGTTAGTGTTCAACCAATGAGCCTTCCTTCTGGACTCATTTTCTTCCTGGATTTCACCTACGATCGTGCACGCCTTGATACTCTTGCCAATACTTCGATATACGGTGGTGGTGTCGTCGCTTCACAAATCACTGGCGGTGTTTCACTTGCTGGCGATCTCGCTGAACAAAGCTATTATTCTTTGAACAATGGGTATTCAAGTCCAACAGGATCCGCCAACTTCACATTGGCCGATTTTGCATCAGGTACAGTCGGCTCTGGAGTTCCAGGCGACTGGTCGGGCAACACAGCCGCCGGCATCGCTCTCGCATTGCACGGTGATCGCCTAGTCCGCTTTGATCCAGACTTGGAATCAGGCTCTTTTGCTTGTGTTTCAACTTTGCCTCTGGCAACCCTCACCGCCGGTCAGTTTAACGTTAAAGATCTCGTCACTGTGACTCTTAACGATGCAGCCGGTGTTGTCGATGTTAATCAAGTCAGACGCCTGACTCGTGATGACCCCGATACTGCTGGTTCTGTCTTACTGGTTAACGCAGGGCTCGCATCTGCCAACGCCTGCGCAGCCGACCTTGTTTTACAGAATTCAGCATCATTTGTTATTGATGACAACTTCGCCGCCATTGGCGCGGTTGGTTCTGTATCTGGTCTAGATACATGGGGATTGGAAAACAATGCGGCAATTCCAGAAATTGACATCAAGGTTGATTCTGTGGCTGTCACTGCGAAGACCAAGAAACTCAAAGCGAAATGGACACCAGAATTGGCTCAAGACTTGAACGCATACCATAACTTGGATGCCGAAGTCGAATTGACCTCAATTCTGTCCGAGCACATCGCTCTTGAAATCGACCAAGAAATCTTGGAAGATCTCGTGAAGGGTGCTACTGCTGAAACCTTGTTCTGGTCACGACTTCCTGGTAAGTTTGTAAATCGGACAACTGGTGCACCACTAATTCCAACTAGTGGGTTTCCTGACTTCACGGGTAATGTATCCGAGTGGTATGAAACCTTGATTGAGACCATTAATGATGTCTCGGCCCAAATTCACCGTAAGACCCTTCGAGGCGGCGCTAACTTCATCGTGTGTTCACCTGAAGTTGCTAACCTCCTTGAGTTTACCGCTGGATTCCGTGGTGCCGTGACTCACGATGATGATCGTGGTCAAGTTGGTGCTGTTAAAGTCGGCTCTTTGAGCAAGAAGTTTGACGTTTACGTCGATCCTTACTTCCCACGGAACGTTGTTCTCGCAGGACGTAAAGGTTCTTCTTTCCTCGAAAGCGGATATGTGTACGCACCGTATGTACCTCTCCAGATGACTCCAACAATCTTCGGTACCGAGGACTTCGTGCCGCGCAAAGGCGTCATGACTCGATATGCCAAGAAGATGGTCCGCCCGGATATGTACGGCTTGGTCGTCGTTCAAGATTTGTCATAGTATAATCTAGGACACATTAACACAAAAAATGCCCCCCCTCCGTTTTCGGAGGGGGGTTTGTTTATTTGGAAACTAATTAATGCGGAGGGATCATAAATGGCATTGCCAACACTAACACCAGCCAGCCAAATGAGCAAGGCGATATTGCCCATAACCGGGGCGGCCGCCGATGTCGCTGCAACACTTCCGCTTGGTATATATACATCTAATGCTTTTCTTTCTGGTGCCGCTGATCAAGTTGCTTATACATATAAGAAATTGGGTGGAGATGTCTTAGACATTGAAATGCTGGCATCAAATGTATATGCGAACTATGAAGAGGCTGTTTTAGAATATAGTTATTTGGTCAATTTGCATCAATCGAAGAATATTCTCTCCAATGTTCTCGGACAAACAACGGGAACATTTGATCAAGATGGAAATATTGTAACTGGACCGACTAATGTTAATTTAAAATTCCCCCGTGTTACTTTCGAATATGAAAGAAGGGTGGCTGATAATTTTTCTTTCAATGCTGATGTTGGAGGAACAATTCCAATTTATTCGGCATCTTTCGAAATTACAGAGGGAGAGCAAGATTATGATTTACAAGCAATTATATCAGGATCGTCGGCTAGCGGCTTGCAGCCCAACGGCGAAGCTGCCCCATTCGCAGGCATTGTTGGAAATAAGAGGGTTATAGTCAAAAAAGTCTTCTTTAAGACACCTGCTGCAATGTGGAGGTTCTTCGGATATTACGGAGGATTGAATGTTGTCGGAAACCTTCTATATTATGGACAATATACTGATGATTCCTCTTTCGAGGTAATCCCTGTATGGCAGAATAAGTTACAGGCGAAGGCCTACGAAGACCACTTGTTCACACGCCTATCTCACTATTCATATGAATTAAAGGACAATAAATTAAGAATATTTCCTCAGCCACAACTGGTAGGCATATATAGGTTTATGTGGGTTGAATTTTCAGTTATACCTGATAGCTGGGATGAGGCTTCCGATGTGGATACTGGAATAGGTGGGGTTAATAATATTAATACTATTCCTTTCGATAATCTTCCCTATGAAAATATTAATGCGATAGGAAAACAATGGATCCGAAGATTTGCTTTGGCCCTATCGAAAGAAACTCTTGGTCAAATTCGAGGAAAATTCAATCCCATTCCAATTCCAGGATCGGATATTACCTTAAATGCATCCGATCTCTTAAGTCAAGCCCAGAATGAACAAGAAAAATTACGAGAAGAATTAAAGACAATTCTGGATGAATTAACTTATGCAGAACTAGCAAAGAGAGACGCAGAAATAACAGAGGCGGTCAATACGGTACAAACAAAGGTGCCAATGTTGATTTTCCAAGGATAAATACATAAGTGAGCAGCAAAAAAGACCAATTTGATGACGATTTCAGACCTTATTTTCCCGAGGAAAAAAAGGCCACTGTCCCTGCACTAAAAGAAATTACTTTTATGCCATCCACCATCGAAACAATTGATTATGCCCTTCATGAGTGGCTGAATGAAGAATTAAATATATTTTGCACAACAAATGATGGATGGAAGAAAGTACCTATTATATGGTCAATGCCCGAAAGAGCCTTTCAGGTAAAAGAAAATAAAGAGTTGCGCAATCTGGATGATATTTTCACATTCCCAGTTATGAGTGTTGAAAGGTCTTCATTAACGAAAGACCCAACTATGAAGGGAGTTGTCCAAGCCAATGTTCCACGCCGAAATGATGCGAAAGGTGGTACAATTACCGTTGCAAGAAGAATCCAGCAGGAAAAGACAGCAAATTTTGCCAACAAAGACGCAAGAAGAAAATTTAATCAGCAAACCTATCCTTTCAAAAATGAAAAAACCGTTTATGAAATAATGACCATCCCGTTACCCACATATGTTGTGGCAACTTATAAAGTTACGATAACAACGGAATATCAACAACAGATGAATGAAATTTTTACACCCTTTATCGTTAGTACAGGGCAAATAAATAATTTTTTCATAACTAAAGACGGTCATAGATTTGAGGGCTTTATACAAGGCGAATTCGGTTTAGAAAATAATATTTCCAATTTGGGAGAAGAAGAAAGAAAGTTTCAAACTACGATAGATTTAAAAATATTAGGATATTTAATGGGAGCCGACAAGAACGATGATCAACCAAAAATCACAATTAGAGAAAATGCCGCTGAATTTAAATTTGTAAGAGAAAGAGTAATAATGGGCGATAAGAAGGAATATTAATAATTATGGCTGAGAACAAGTGGGAAAAACCATCAAATCCACCGCCGCCTCTTTTTCTTGGAGAAAAGGAGAGAAACCTTGTAAAGCAAGTTAATGACGAGCTTATGGAGCGAGTCATTGGCCAAGCTATAACCTATTTTCCGCTTTCCGTTGAGAGAACAAATTTTCACCCCCTGTATGGCGAGGCAATAGAAAAATGTTTCCTTGCACCCGTCAGGGTATATGTTCTGATTGAATTTGACGGGATAGGGACAGCCACAGAAAATTATGGTCTGGATAAAACCTACTCTCTAACCGTTAGGTTTCATGAAAGAAGATTATTTGAAGATCAGGACCTTTATGTGAGAGAAGGAGACTATATACAGTATGGCTCCTCTTTCTTTGAGATTGTCACACTCACAGAAGAGAGGGAAATATTTGGACAAGTTGAGGCGAGATTTCAACTAAGTGCCAAATGCATTAAATCTCGAAAAGGATTAATGAATTTCAAAGTAGTTTCTTAAAATATTAATTGAGGCTTTCGCAATTCAATGAACTATTTATTATGTGATAAAGTAATCTAGATTTAGAGGAGAATCCCTTAGATGTCAGTTAAAAAATTTAAATTTGTGTCCCCAGGCGTATTTACGCGAGAGATCGACAATTCCCAACTGCCAGCAGTTGAGACACCCTCGGGCCCAATAGTTATAGGTAGACTGCCACAAGGCCCAGCAATGGAACCAGTAAAGATTGATTCTTTTTCTCAATTTGTTGAAGTGTTTGGCAATCCTGTTCCGGGAAAAGCAACAGGAGATGTGTGGCGCACCGGAAACTATCAAGGTCCAACTTATGCCTCATACGCCGCACAGGCTTATTTAAGAAATAGTACCGATTCTATGAGCATTGTTAGACTAGCTGGATTAGCTAGTGAAGATGTCGGTACAGGAGGGGAGGCCGGCTGGGCTGTCCAAGGTGATGTATCCGGCTCGGTATTATCAAATGCCGGTGCATATGGGATGTATCTGTGCCAATCGGGTTCGGGCACCAAGAATGCCTATCTGGCTGCAATTTGGTATATATATAATGGGGGAGCCGTAGGGCTTTCCGGAACTCTTGCAGGAGGAGCCACTCTGGTTGGTGGTGTCGGTGGACTAATCGACCCATCTAGCGATATTGGTTCTTCAAAGGGCCCCGACTATCAGGCTTATATTAAAGACACCACTGGCGCCGAAGTTTATAAGACAACCTTCAACTTTGATCCTTCTTCTAGAACATTTATTAGAAAAGTATTTAATACAAACCCCCAGACACTAGGCGGTGTTTTGCCGGCCGGCTCTTATAACCTCGGGGAAAGTGTTTATTGGCTCGGAGAGACTTATGAGTCCTTCATCCAAAAGCAACTTGATTTAGGAAATCTTAATGATAGTTCATATGGTTTGATAATGCCATTCGACTTGGCGGCTAAAGCAGACTACACACAAGATTTTACAAAGGCAAAAACCGGTTGGTTCTTCTCACAAGATCTATCAACTGCAACGGCATCCTATCAGCCAGAGAATATGCAGAAACTATTTAGACTTCATGCAACAGAACCTGGAAAATGGGTTCAAGATAATATAAAAGTTTCCATTCAGGGTCTCACTTATTCAAGAAGTACAACTGGCACAAACAATTATGGTTCGTTTACCGTCGTTCTTCGTAAGGTAGATGATACTGACAAGGTTGTTAAAATTGTAGAGCGATTTTCAAATGTTAACTTAAATCCGTTATCAGATAATTACATTGCAAAGAAAATTGGTGATAGGTATAGTGTCTGGGATCAATCAGTAAAATTAATGAGAGAGTATGGAGAATATCCGAATGCATCTAAATATGTAAGAGTAGAAGTTAACGATACCGTTAGAAATGGTATCGCAAATGCGGATTTCCTACCATTTGGAGTAAACGGCCCAGACAAATTTGTAGATGTTGATGTCAGCACATCTATCGATCCTGCGACGATCGTAGAAGACACCACCACCTCTCCAGATGATTTAGCAGCCGGCACAGGATATATGATCGCCACAGGATCGGTTATTACCGACTATTCGGCATCATTAAAATTCCCAGAAATGATACTCAGGAATTCATCTTCTGCCGGCAATTTATATGCCGAAACGGATGCCTATTTCGGCATGACAGCCACACCCTATTTAGAGAATTCAACATTGGCGTATGCCAGTTCCGTCCCTGGAACCGGATATCCAGATTATGTATACCCTCTTCCAGCAGCCGTTACTGACACAATGGTAGAGCCAATGTGGAGATTTTCGTTAGATGATGTGGTCCAGCCGCTTGGTAAAAATTATGCTCACTACTCAGCTTCAAGTAGAGCAGCGGGTACCTCGTATTCCGCCACAGGAAGTTGGAGAGATGTTATAGACTCTGGATGGACTCGTTTCACCGCGCCACTATACGGCGGGTTTGACGGATTGGAGATCGTAGAAATCGAGCCGTTTAGAAATAAATTGTTAGATGACACCCCAAATAGAAATACCAATTACGCAATGAATACACTTAGGACCGCTATAGAAGTTATCGCGGATCCCGAAACAATTAATTGTAATATGGTAACTATTCCAGGCATTACTAATACAAACATTACAACAAATCTTATTGAAACCTGCGAAGACAGGGCCGACGCATTAGCACTCATCGACATTCCCGAAGTTTATACACCATTTACTGAAACTGCCGCAGCATATTCCAATCCTGCTAGTCGAGCGGGAACCGTTTCTCAGGCGGTTTTGAATTTAGAGCAAAGGCAGATTGATAGTTCCTACGGGTGTACTTATTATCCATGGGTTCAGATTCAAGATACAGTTACCTCAAACAATCGTTTGTGGGTACCCCCTTCTGTTGTCGTCCTGGGAACACTCGCTTCCTCTGATGCAGTTTCAGAAGTTTGGTTTGCACCGGCTGGGTTTAATCGCGGTGGTCTATCTGGCGGTTCGTCAGGCTTGCCTGTTTTGAATGTTAGTCAAAGATTGACTTCAAAAAATCGTGACACACTTTACGATGCGAACATTAATCCGATTGCATCTTTCCCGAATGAGGGAATCGTAATCTTCGGACAGAAAACTCTTCAAGTAACCCCGTCTGCATTAGATAGAATTAATGTTAGGAGAATGTTGATTTTTGTTAAGAAGCAAATATCCATTTTTGCCAACACTATCTTGTTTGACCAGAATGTCGAAGTTACTTGGAATAGGTTCAAGGCAATCGCAGAGCCGTTCTTGGCAAGTGTAGAAACAAGACTGGGCTTGAGTGATTACAGGTTGGTTTTGGATAATACAACAACTACACCAGATTTGGTTGATCGTAATATTATGTATGCCAAAATTTTCCTGAAGCCCGCCAAAGCAATCGAGTTTATCGCACTTGATTTTGTAATTACAAATCAGGGTGCAGGTTTTGAGGATTAAAATGGAAAAAACAACTATATATAATAGAATGGGAGATTTTAATTATGGCAGGTGCTAAAGAATTTTGGACAAGCGCGGAAGTCGATCCGAAAAGAAAATATAGATTTAAAGTTGAGCTAGCTTCTGGGGCCGCAACAGGAACTGCCCTAGAGACTGCTGGTGTAATTTGGTTTGCGAAAACTGTCGATAAGCCTGAAATAACCATTAATACTGGTGAAGTTAACTTTATGGCCCATAAATTTTATTATCCTGGTACAGTAGAGTGGAATGAGGTTAATCTAGTACTGGTTGATCCCGTTATGCCAGATGGTGCACGAGCAACCACCAAATTGCTTGAAAATATGGGCTATCTTGGTCCTAAAAATGCCGCTGTAAATCCCTCCTCTCCCTCCAAAATACATGCTTTCCGAGTTATAATTTCTCAAATTGATTCAGTAGGAAGTGAAATCGAAAAGTGGACACTAAATAACGCATTTTTGACAAAATTGGGATTCGGTGATTTGGATTATACTTCTGAAGACTTAACGGAAATTTCTATGACATTTAGATATGATTGGGCTGAATTGGAAGCCGGCGGAAGCAAGGGTATCTTCGGCGGAAGTCAAGCTGAGTGATTTCGGGGTTTTAAAATTTTAAAATATAGCAATATAAACATAGAGGTGAAAATTGGCTAGAAATACTAAGGGGAGGCTCGGCAAAGACCTAGAGCCTTCAACCCCTTCAACTCCTGACTCTGTTGCAGCGCTGACAGAGGGAGGACTTAATTTTGCAACACCAACGGATTTTGTGGAATTACCATCGCAAGGAAGGTTTTATCCACCCGATCATCCTTTGAGTGGTGAAGAAACAATTGAAATTAAATATATGACTGCAAAAGAAGAAGACATTTTATCTTCTAAGACACTTATAAAGCAGGGTGTCGCCCTAGAAAGACTCCTTAAGAGTATTATTGTTGATAAGAGAATCAGGCCAGGCGATATGCTTACCGGAGATAGAAATGCAATATTGATTGCTTCTCGAATAACGGGTTACGGGCCAGAATATAACACAAAAATAAGCTGTCCTTCGTGCATGCAAACTGGAGATTATGAGTATGATCTTTCGGAAGTGGTGGCAGAGCCGATTCAGGACGATGAAGAAGTCACCTGGACAGAAGAAAACACAATGCTCATCAATTTGCCTTTGACAAAAATAGAAGTCGAAGTAAAACTATTAACTGGTAAAGAAGAAATGCACCTAGCCAGACTTCAGCAGTCTAAACAAAAAAAGAAGTTGTTAGAAACAATCTTAACAGATACACTTAAGACAATCATAGTTTCTATTAATAAAGATTCTTCTAAAAGTATATTGGATGAATTCATCGGCGGAGTCCCAGCAAAAGATCTCCATTATCTGAGGGCGGTTTACGCAAGAAATACTCCCAATATTGATATGTCACACGACTTTGAGTGTGATAACTGTAATTATCGAACGGTCCTGGAGGTGCCGTTTACTACGGACTTTTTTTGGCCTAAGTGATGAATACATAAAAAATGTTTATGAAGAATTCTTTGCAATGAAATATTACGGAGGGTGGAGCTTTATGGAAGCCTACAACCTTCCCGTCTTGATTCGCAGGTGGTTTTTAAAGAGACTTGCAGAAGAAATTCAAAAAGAAGCAGACCAAATGAAAAAATCCCAGAGATAAACTATATTTCTTGGATTTTTTACTATTTAGAGTAAAGGAATATTTTATCATGACCAAGAGGAGTATATCGGGAACAAAGCAACACATCGCGCTGTGGACAGATATTGATCCGTATAACTATAATTCTGAGATCCAAGAACCGGTTCAAAAATTTAAATTTGTTGTTGATTTACATCTTTACAAGGGCCGCATCAATAGGGATGGTACTATTTCAAATCCCAGGCCTTGGCGACCAGCCCAACATCTGATTAAGTCCATCGATCTCCCCACTACACAATTGGGTTCCTTTGAGAATAAAATGGGTGCCATGAACACAAACGATTCAGTTTCTCTCCAGGCTCAGGACGCGAAGATCGATGATCTTACTATTACCTTTTATTTAACAAGGGCTCTGGCATTATCTTTGAGACAAGCTTATTTTACTTATTATGCAGATTTCACATCAAAGGACAGTAATGGAATGCCGATCGGTAAATCGGCGCCAGTTATCTTTCAAACCGGAGGAACGGGCACACTAGCCGTCCAAGAATATTTCAGAAAAAAATCTAGAATAGTCGTAACGTTGGTTAGTTCGACAACGACAGCGAGACATTACGATCCCCTTGTCGCCAAGGAACTAGATGAACTGCCAAAACCTTTCTTCCGGCCTGGGGTTACTTCAGAAAAAACTCAGATTACTTATTATAATATAACTCCCATAAGTTTAGATTTAGGCGAGTTGGCATATGGAGATTCTGAAATTGTAGAAGCAAAAATGGTATTCAATATCGGGGCTTTGGGAATCGGCCCAGACGAAAAAACAAATCTCCTAGCAGACCCAGCAGCCGATTCGAATAAGCCCGACACCCCCGCAACTGACGAAAACGAAGAAGACGAAATAATTCCAGTAGTCCAACCCACCGGCACAGATAACTCATAAAGTAGGAAAATAAATTATGGAAGAACAAATTTTAGAAATAGATTTAGAAGAATTAAAAAAGAACCAAAACCAGCTTAATGAAAGTTGGTTGGCTATGTATGGAAATGTTATTGAAATGATCTTAAAAGAAATGTTTGGGATGCCAATTTTTGGATCTTCAAGCTATATAAAGGGGAAACCCCAAGATGTTCGTGACTTTGCCAGAGCCGTTGGAAATGAAAAGAAGTATGTCCAAATGGCAAAAGAATATGGATTAAATGATCCAAAAACTTATAAGCAAAGAGGCAAGTTACAAAAGGCAATTCAAGGATTTGAGAAGAGAACGGGGATTAAGTGGCCCTTTAAATAGAGGGAACAGGAATTTTTAATTAATGGCAGAAGACGATACCAGAACAATAGAACACATTGACGCGGAAAGAGATGCGTTAAAATCCCTAATTGCAGAAAAACTGGCCTCAGGAGAAGCCACCGAGGCCGAGACAGCGGCCCTGATAAGACTAAATGAAGAAAGAGAGAATTTTGTAGATTCTTCTGGGAGAACCATCTCCGCAATAGATGCTGAGGCCGCAGCGCTTAAGGCTGCCACCGCCTCGGGCACAGAATTAGCCAAGGGCCTCGGCAAACTTATTGGAATAAATAAAGATTTCAATGATACTCTCGCTGGTCAACTATCCAACATGATGAGCAGTACCGTTGCACAAGGAAAGTTCAAAGAACAGTTGAAGAAAACTTTTCATCCCGCGAATTTAATAAACAATGTCATGCAGAAAATGATACAATCATCTGCGGACTTGGCCATTTCTACAGACCGCGCCATGGTAAACTTTAATAAATCAACTGGCGCCCTAAGAATGTATCAACACCAGATGGTAAATCTTGAAAAGGAGCAATTTAGAAATAATATTACCATAGAAGATGTGGCAGAATCATATGGATCAATGGTTAGAAATGTGGGCAACTTGCATACAATGTCCGGAAAATCTCAAAAATCCCTAGCCCTCACAACGGCTACCTTACAAGAACTGGGTGTAGATGCCGATACTACTACATCAAATATTAATTCTTTAACCATGGGCCTTGGAATGAGTATGGATCAGGCCACCAAGACCCAAAGAGAAATGTTTGTTTTAGCTCAGGCCATGGGAAAGCCTCCATCGGAAATGTCGAAAGAATTTAATGCAGCATTGCCAAGACTTGCAGCTTTCGGAAATAAAAGCGCAGATGTTTTTAATAAAATGGCAAGGAACGCCAAGGCAGCAGGAATGTCCGTTGACGCGATGTTGAGAATCACAGAGAAATTCGACGAATTCGGATCCGCCGCTGATTCGGTTGGAAAGTTGAACGCGGTTCTTGGTGGTCCTTATCTTAGTTCATTGGAAATGTTAAGAAAAACCGATCCTACAGATAGAATGAAAATGCTTTCAGACGCCACCAGACAGGCGGGAAAATCATTTGACACAATGGGTTATTATGAAAGAAAAGCAACCGCAGATGCAATGGGTCTTTCAGATGTCAACGAACTGGCCTTGGTTATGGCTGGCAAATTTAATCTTGTTGGAGATAATGTGGCGAAAACCTCATCAGAAATTGAAGCTCTGGCATTACAAACTCAAGAATTCAATACTGTCGCTGATGTTGGAAGACAGGTGATGCGTATGTTTGCGGTTCAAATGGGCCCAGTTATTATGGGTATAAAGAAAATGCTAGGTGGCTTCATTCAATTAGTTAATTATTTCCCCGTTGTTAAAGTGGCCTTCGCCGCGCTGGCCGTAGCGATCTCCATTGCGATGACGGCCATCGCCGTTTCCATCGCAATTGCCTCCGGCGGCACCTTCGCCGCTTTCCAGGCAGCCACTGCTGCTATCTCCGCATTCATCATAGCCATGGCGATGTTGTATTCTTATCTGGGAAATTTGGGAGATATTTTTGATAGCACTAACTTAACAATGTCAGCGCTTAAATTGGGGTTACTGCTTATAGTCTCCGCCGCGATGCCATTAATCGGCATCATATACGCCCTTATTCAAGTATTTGTATATTGGAATGACATAATGGCTTATATCGGAAAGATCCTCGAACCTTTACAACCCCGGTTTGAGGAACTCACTGAGGCTTGGAATGAAATGACATGGAGTGCCGGCGAGGGCGCAGGAGTATGGAAGGCAATAGGAGCATTTTTTATGAATCAGTTAGCCGACGCAATTCTTACTGTTGGAACTTTTCTTATTGAACTTGCTGAGAGCATTACGCTCGTTGTCCTTCGGATAAACCATCTCTGGAATACATCGAAGGCCTTCCGGGCGCTAATATACGGGATCACGGCGGGACTGGCCACCGCCATCGTGATGTTGAACATCATTCCCATCGCCATAGGAGTAGTTATTGTACTCATAATCAAACTGGGGATTTGGGTGATGAAGTTGGTAAGTTGGCTGTATTCGTTTAGTGACGGGTTCACAGCACTAAAAGACTCGATCACTGCAAAACACAGCCTGTCTCTTGGAGAGGCTCTCCAATGGGTCATAGACTTAATGAAAACCATGGGCACCGTATTTAAGGCCCCAGTGAAAGCCATAGGGAGCCTTATAACAAAACTAAAACAACTTGGAAAACTCCTCTCGGTCGGCGGTATAGCTGGAAAGGCTTTCGGGTATTTATCTTCTTTCTTCGGCGGAGGCGATGTGGGAATAAGCGCGACTGCAACCACAAAAACGATAGGTGGCGGCGGCGTCCAAGGTGCTGACAAAGCTCGAAGAGACCAACAACGAGAAAACGCCGAGACGATTGGGAAGGAAGTCGGCCGACAAGTTACACTGGCCTTAAATGCACGAGACAAAGATCGAGTACAACAAATAGAACTTATGATTGAGAGCAAAACAAGTTTATCAAATATGTTTGATTTCTTTGCCAAAGGTATGGAACGAAGATTAGCGGGCAAAAGCTCTAATTTCGGATCAGCAGCAGATGCAGCAAGTTCGGGACTTTCCACTAGTTCAAATAGTGGCCAGAAAACAAGGAGTAAGAAATAAATGCCCGATTCCGTAGGAGTATACATCGCAAAATATCCCATAATAAAAAAACAGAGCGACCGAGATCAGGCATTCCTTGTAGGGCTGAGCGGCCTTGATAGTTTTTCCATATCATACAGTATAGAGTGGGAGGGAGTCTCCGTTTATGGACGCCAGGATCCTATTCAGAGCTATAAATCAAGTGGTGAAACGATGTCTTTAACTTTTCCCTTGGTGGAGGGGAAAGACTACCAAGGAACCAAGAAAGTCACTGCTTTGGACTCTTTAAATATCTGGCTTGAGAGAATATCTAAATTGTGTCGGCCAATATATCAAGGGGGAGCTATAAAACAGTCTCCGCTTGTCTTGGTTGTCGTCGGTGCAAACGAAACTTATTTAAACTCGACTGGTGTTGAAACTACCGCTCAGTTTGGCGGCGCGCCATATATAGTAGCTCCCACTAGCTTAAGCATAGACTTCGGAGATAGAGCCAGAACCATTAGTGCTTTTACTCAAGGAGGTGGCGCACAGAGTACTAATGTTGCGGCAAGTAAAGCATCGATGAAGCTCGGGGCCAAGGGCATAGTTCCCTCTAAGGTTCTTGTTACTTTTAGTGGTGCGATTCTTTACCCCGATAGAAGGTATCTCACAATTGCCGCGACTCGCGGAGCGGATGACTCTAACGATACAAGCGCAAATGCAACGAAGAAAAAAGAAGCCAAAACGGCGGCCGCGACCGCCAACTCCGGGGTCGACTACTTCGCACCCATTCCCCCCAGCGATTAATAAAGGAAAATAAAATGTC